GCTCTAATTTTTCTTTTAGTTTATCTAAATTTTCTTCAAGTTGTTTTTTTAATTCTTTTTGTTTAACATATTCATCTCTTTTTACTTTTAACTTTTCAATTTGTAATAAAATACTTTTTTTCTTTTTCTCAAAATCATTTTTTAAATTTTCATATTCTACCTTTAATTTATCTACTTTATTTTTTTCTTGTTTATAATAATTTTTAAACTCTTTAAATGCTAAATCTGCTTTTTTAAACTGCTCTTCATAAATTTTATACTTATCTTTTACAGGACTACTACACACCGGACAAACTCCCTCTTTTAATTCTTCTTTTAATTTATATAAATTTTCAGCTCTTAATTTCAACTCTATTACTTGTTCTTTTAAATCGTCTAATTTCTTTTTTTGTTCTAAATACTTTTCTTCTTTTTGTTTTATAATTGCTAATGTATTGCTTGTTTCTAATTCATATAAATATTCTTTTAATTTCTCTATCTCTTCTTTATAATTTACTTCTTCAACTTCTTTAATCTTATCAAATAGAACTAAATTATCTTGAATTGAATTATACTGCACTAAAAACAATTCATACTCTTTTTTTAATTCTCTTATTTGTTTTTGAATTGACTCTTGATAAGCCAAAACTTTTTCTACATTAAAAAACCTATAAACAATATTATTTTTCCCTGTAATTTCAATAATACTATCAAGAGAAGTCTGATTAAGATAAGTGAGAGAAGTAATTACATCAAAATCATAATTAATAATTTCGGTTTTAATTAAATTTAATTGATTTGTAATTCCTTTAGGACTTATAAATTCTCCATTTTTATAAATATCAATTGACATTTTATTTCTATCATTAATAATTACAAATTCATTTTCATTTTTTTTAAAATCAAGAGAAATAACATAAGGTTTTTTTGTATAAACATTATTAACGGATTGAATATTTCCCTTTTGGTCTTTAAGATTTTTATTAAAAAGACACTGATAAATTGCATTAAAAATACTTGTTTTACCTGCACCATTACTCACTAATGTGTCACTTTTTACATCTTTATTAACACCTTTAACAAGATAAACACCTTTTTTGAACTCAAACTCTACTTGTCCTAACGAATAAAAATTTTCTATCTTGATTTTCTTAAATTCATACATTACAAATCCTTTTCAATTAACTCAAGCTCATTAATAATTTCTTTTTTAAGTTCTTCGTCTTCTACTCTTAAATGTTTTTTTACAATATCAGTTATAACTATTTGTTTATCATTATTCTTAATTTCTGAAATAACCTCTTTTTTTTCATTTTCAATTTCATTAATATTTATAAAAGAATATCTCACAATTTTATCTTTATTATTTTCAATAAAATCAATTAATTTATCTGTTTTAACAACTGAAACAACTTTAAAAACATCTTTTTTATTCTGTTCTAAAACTAATTTTAATTTATCAATATCTTTTTCTTCTTTTATTACAAATTTTACTAAATTAGGTAAATTCAATTGTTTCCATTTTACTTCATAGTTTTTATTTTCTACATTTAAAACTATATATCCAAAGTCTTCTCTATTATCAAAAACAATCGAATAAGGACTTGAAGTATATTCTATATTAACAGCAGGTTTATAATGTTGATGAATATCAGAGAGAATAGTATAATCGAAAGTTTTACTTACATAAACATTATCAATTTCGTCGGTCATATAATTATTAATAGCACTTCTATAATGTGAGAATAAAATATTAATATCAGTAAAAAACTCATTTTTAAGTTTATAAATTTCAAAAATTTTATGATGAGAAATAAACCAAAAAGTTATATCATCTGTAATTTTTAAAAATCCCTTATCAACATATTCAAAGTTAGTTTGGGGAATATAATCATACAAACACTCATTTTTCGATAAATCCTCATGATTACCGCTTATAAGAATAATTTTATTTTTCACAAAATTATTCGCTTTCTCTATCCACTCATAAAATTTTTTTAACTCATACCAACTCGGATTTGCTCTGTCTAAAACATCCCCATTTAAAATTAAAATGTCTGGCTCTTCTTTTTTTATTACCTGAATTAAATTAAAAAACCTACGTTCATTAAAATCATAAGGCTCTTTAATACGAATATGAATATCTCCAAAAACAACGATTTTCATAAAAAACCTTTTTTACTTATTATACCAAAAAAACTAAAAAAACAAAAGGAGGAAAGGAGAGAAAATTAATAAGAAGTTTCTAAGTCTTCGTCATCATCAACTTGTGTTTGTGAAGTATCTTCCACTTGATTTGGAGCTTTTGTTTTCACACCCGTTGAAGCAACCCACTCATCCCATTTTTTAATTAAAGGAATGGTCTCTTTGATTTTTAACTGAAGTTCTGCTGAACTCAATGGCTCAATTTTTTCAATATCATAAATCCAAACAGCTCTACCATTTGTTACCTCTTTTTTCGTTTTTACATAAACATAATATTTTAAAGGTAAATGAGCGTCACCAATTAATTCTTTTACTTGCTCCCAAAATTTCATATAATTTACACCACGCAGATAAATTAAATAAGGATTTTCTTTTCCGTCCTCTTCGATTGTAACAAGTAAAATTTGATTGAATGTTAATTTAACACCTTTTTCTTTTAAATCACCTACTTTTTCACCTGTTTTAGTCTCAACAACCTCTTTACCCTCCATAATATTTGTAAATACAGGGGTTATATGGCTATAACCATTTTTGCTAATATCATAAGCACTATATTGATAACCAACTGCAATAATTCTCATTTTTACAGGCTGTTTAAATACTTTTCCTTGCTTTTTAACTTCAAGTGTTTTTTTGTCTATTTCCCAGCCTGTTATGATTTCACCCTTTTTTACGCCTTCGTTGATAAGCACATCATCTTTGTCATAATTGATTTTCACAACATCAAAAGGTAATCCACCGCTTGTCTGTTCTCCGCCTGTATGTTTAGCAATCAATCTTGCTTCTTCTGGGCTAACCCCACTTGCTACTAATTCTTCATAAGTCATACTAATCTCCTTCTAATAAATTTACTAATTTTGTGGCTAATGATTTTTAACTAATATTTTTATCAATAGCCTTTAATATTATATAAAAACCTCTTTAAATTGTCAAGAAAAATTTATTCAAAATTATCAAATTTATTTAAGTCATTTTTAAGTGTCCCTTTTTGATAATTTATATTATCAGCCTCTTGTAAAGCAACCTGTGTTTTATTTAAATTTCTATAATCATTATACCAATCAATAATATCAGATTTTCTTTCATTATAAATAGGATTTAACCCAATAGTTTTTAATCTATAATCTGTCCAATATTTAATAAAATGCTCTCCTATTTCTTTAGTATAACCTAAAATACCCCCCTCTTTTTGTAGATAATCATTCCATTCAAACTCTAATTCTGTTGTTTCTTTTGCCATATCATACGCCATTTGTTCAATTTTACTTTTTAAATGTATAAAACCTTGCTTTTCGTCTTTCATTAAAATTTTAATCACATTCTGTCCGGTTGTCGTATGAACAGTCATTTCATCCCAAGCAATTAATTTTAATGCTTGTGAAAATCCTTGAATACAATTCTTACAAGCTCTATTAATAGTCCAAGTTACAAAAAAACTAAAAGGAAATTTTACACCTTCAAGAAAATATGTTCTTAACAACATCTCTATTAAAACCATCTTAGCCTCATCATCTTCTTTACCTTGTTTAACTAAAACATCAATAAAACGATTAGCTGTTTCTATTTCTTTTTCTGTTCTTTTCTGTAAAATTTTATCATTATAAACATAATCAAGCATTTCTGTAACTTTTTCTCCAAACACTTGAAATAAACCATTTGAATAAGAAAGACTATGTATTTGCTCCTCTGTTGCAATTCTACTATATAAATAACTCAACCAAGTATCTGTCGCCAATTCACTTAAAACGCCAAATGTATTTGGAACTAAGCTATCCATATTATTTTGATAAAGAATGTTTAAATGAAACATTCTAAACATTTTATCGTCTAAATTTCCAATACTTTTTTTATCTTTTGTATAATCAATTTCATTCATAAACCAAGTATTTCCTTCTGAATTCTCGGCAAGCGTCCTAAATATAGGATAAGCTACTTTATCTATTCTTTGAAAATTACCATAATCACCAAAAAAAAGTTTATTATATTCTTTTGGTTTTTTTGCTAAGCATAATGTACTGCACGCCATTTTATTCTCCTTTAAATTAAAAATTTATATAGCACAACCTTCACAAACTTCTTCAATTTCACCTTTTTTTAAACTATTAAAATAATACAAACTTTTTAAACCAAGTTTCTCTGCATATAAAATATCACTAATTATCTCATAAGCACTATCAGGATTAACTTGATACAAATTTAAACTTTGACTTTGGTCAAGAAATTTCTGTCTAATAGCTGCCAATTCTAATATTTGTTTCGTCGGTATTTCCCAAGCCTTTTCATAATACATTCTATTTTTTTGTAAATTAGGTACAATAAAAGGTAATGTATATGTACCTTCTTTCATTATTTTAAGTTCTCTAATAGGCTCTATTCCCTCAGTAAAATTAAGTACAAGACTTGAGGTAGCCCCAGGCGGTATGCTCATAAGCAATTCAAACCTTACACCATATTTAACCATTTCCTCTCTTAATTCCTCCCAATTATGTTTTATAGAGTAATTTAATTTTATTCCTAATTCTTTTTCAATTTCTTTAAAATGTTCTTCATATAATTCCCAACCAAATTTTCCTTTGCTCCACAAGCTACCTTCAAAATAATAATATTTACCTCTTTGTTTTGCCAACTCTATTGAATTTTTAACAAGATAATAATAAATATCTTCCATAATATAATGTGTAACTTCTTTTGCTTTTTCTTCACTAGATTTTATTTTTTGACTTGCTAACCAATTATGATAATTAGTAATACCGATACCAATAGCTCTATGTAATTTATTAAACCTTTCCCCTGCTTTTACGGGATAATCAGCATACTCAATAGCGTTATCCATACCAAGTAGTAATGAATAAACAAATTTATCTTTTTCTTTTTCATTCATTTTATCCCAAGCTAACAAATTTATAGAAGTTAAATTACAAATACCTATTTCACCATCATATTCTCTTACTTCTTTTACCTCTTTCGTTTCTTCGTCTCTTATAAACTTTATTTCTTTAAGTTTTAAAGGTTTTGTTGGTAAAAGAACTTCAGAACAACACAAATTACCTTGATTTATAAAATCTTTTGTAACTCTAAATTTATTAGCATTATCAACACTAAACCAATATAAATTACCTGTTTCACTTCTTATTTTTGCCACTAAATAAGCTAAATCCCTTGCTTTAATTTTTTTCTTTTTAATCCCTTGCTTCTCACTATATAATTTATACCATTTTTCAAAATCTTCACCATAACTCTCTAACAACTCTGGTGTATCTTTTGGGTCAAATAAATAAATATCTTCATTCTTTTTTATTGCATTAGTAAAAATTTTATTCCATTTTATTGCATATTTTAATTTTCTTGCTCTTTCATCTTCATTCCCTCCTGCGTCTTTTAACAAAGTAATTCTCTCACTATCTAAATGCCAAAAAGGGTAATATATAGCCGCACTTCCCGGACGTGAAGATTTTTGATTAAAAGCACTGACAACACTCTCAAATATCTTTATAAAAGGAATAGTTCCAGAACTCACCCCATCTTTACCAATACTACTACCTAAAGCTCTAATTCTACTAATATCAACCCCAAGGCCAGAAGCATTTTTACTATAAATCCCCATACTCCTTGCAGTTTCCATTATACTTTCACTATCATCATCAACTTGTATAAGAACACAACTTGTGGCATTAAATACATCACTAAGAGAATTTAGCATAATAGGCGTAGCAGGAGCTATTTTATGCAAACTTAACATATCATATTTTTCTTTAATTCTTTTAATTCTATCTCTATCTTTATAATGTAACTGAATAGCCACTCTCATATAAGTATGTTGGGGCAATTCTAATATCTTATTTTTTGTATATTTTTTCGCATATTTTGTCATAAACAATTCTAAACCACCAAAAGTAAATAAAAAATCCCTCTCTGGCTTAATATAATCGCCAAGTTCTTTTAATTCTTCTTTTGTAAAACTATCTATAATTTCTTTTTTATAAACACCATATTTTAAAGCTTTTTTAACAACTTCTTTATAATTTGGATACTCATTTCTTTTAATCCCCCAAACTTCTTTGTAATATTTTTGAATTAAAAGTTTTTTAGCTACTTCATCCCACATTGGATACAATAAAGAAATTTTATTAGCAACTGTATTTATAACTTCATCAAATAATTTACTTATATGTATTCTATCATAAATTTTTATTTGAACATCGTTTAAAACTTCCTTTACCATCCACTCTCTGTTATCACAAGCCCACTCTAAAACTTTTCTCATTTTTTCTTCATTATACTCCTCTTCTCTACCATCTCTTTTAATTACAATATGTTTTTTATTTTTTACAAGGGTAATTCCCATACTAACTCCTTATTTTAATTTGTAAAACTTCTGTTCTTCATTTGTAGGATAATACAACTTATCAAAAATTTCAAGACTATCTTCAACTATTTTATTTACACTCTTTACAGGTTTAGACGAAATTTGTTTTTTAATTTCGTTCTGTTCATTTTCGTCTAAATCTTTAAAACCTAAAGGTTTAAACAACATCATATTATACTTAAACATTTCTTCTAAATCAACAAATTTTTCAGGTATTTTGTATCGTCCTTTTTCAACTAAATCAGCCAACCTTCTCTTAATACAAGCTAATTCTCCTTTACATTCGTTATAAATTTTCATATAAGATTTATGCCCTAAACCTTTTAATCCTTTTATGTTCTCTTTTCCAACACCACAAAAACAATCTTCTACAACCTTATCAAACCCCAGCTTATAACCAAATTCTTGCTCTAATTCACTTGAATGCAACAACTTACCTCTATTCAAATGATAAAGCCACTGATTGCCCCAATTAGCGTTCATTTCATTAAAAAACTTAAGCCAATCACTATCGCTTGTAAAATAAATAAGATTATTCCCAATAAGATAATCAGTTAAAACACTTGCTAAATCATCAGCTTCTAAACCATTAACTGCTACAACCCTACCAAAATTTCTCAAGTAACTTTCAAGTTTTGAATAAAATTCATTCAGTTTTTTAACCTTTAATTCATAAGCCTCTCCTTGTTTTTTAATCAATTCTTTTCTTTGTGCTTTATATTCTGGAGCAATTTTAACCCTTTTACTTTGTCCTTTATCCATAACAAAAATAGGAATAACTTGATTACCAAATTCAGTATTTAACATTCTTTTGGCAATCAAATCAGTAAATTTCAATAGATTTGTTTCTTTTCTATGAAATAAATAATAAACTACTAACTTACTATCTATTATTAATATATTTCTCATTTTAAGTCCTTTTTATTTTAGTGTATAAAAATTATAAAATATTTTTTATAATAAATCAATAAACAAAAGTAAAATTTATTTTAAAAGCTCTATTATAATATATAATAACTTTAAGGGTTTGGACACTTTGGACAGTAACAAAAAGCCCTAAAATTCGGACTTTTAATAACTTGCAAACATTTATAATCAGTAAAAAATGTCATTTCGGCGGTCAAGAACATTTTATAATTAATTTAAAAGACCATACAAAGCAAGAGCATAGGCATCAACTAAATCATCAATTTTTTTATATTTTTTACTAAATAAATCTATAATCTCTCCTGGTGTAGCCTCAATCATATCCTCTTTTTTTGCTCTTCCATTTTTAGTATAAAATTTCTTAAGTGTTGTAGGAGGAACTAACATAACTTCGTAATGCTTTTTTAAATCATAAAAAACACTTCCTAATAACATTGCTAAATCTACTATTTTTCCTTTAGAATGTAAAGAAATGTCCTCTATAATAACTTTTGTAAAAACATCTCTATGTTGCCTAACATATTTTTTTACAATATCATTGATTTTTAAAGCTCTTTCTTTAATATTTTTACCCTCTGGAGAAATTAATTTAAAATCTAATAAACCTCCTGAATTTGATAAAACTACAATTCCCGTATTTGTAGTAGATAAATCAATACCAATATAAAAATACTTACTTGTCATTAATTAGCCTCCATAACTATCATCATAAACAATTTTAGCTCTACCCCTTGCTTTTACATAAACATTTTGATTACCTGTATATTTAAAGAAATCTCCTATTATATAAGCACTAACACTATCTTCATTTGTAGGCTCGTTGTCTCCTATAAATACTAAAACTTCTCCTTGCTGAACTTGAAAAACACACATACCACTTTTTAATAAAATCCAATTTTGTTCATCTAAAAATTTTGAAACAGTCATTTAAACTCCTTATACTAATTCAATTTTTATTTCACCATTATCAACATAAAGTCTGTATTTTTTACTTGTATCGCTTCTATCTACTAAAACTAAACCTTTTGTTTCATCAGTATAAACAATATCCTCGCTAACTTGTGTATTAGCCAAATTACTTAAATCTATATTAGCTTTATCGTCTAAATCTGATTGATAAGCTACATTGATATTATCTGCTTTTGTTTTAAAGTCTATATCAGAAACATTCGATAAATCTTTATCTGCTTTATCATCAACATTATCTATTAAATCATTTAAAATAGAAAAATTATTATTACAAATAATTCTCCAAACTTTACTACCTGCCTCTATTGTCTCAATTCCATTACTTAAAATAGCCATTATTAATCCTTTCTAATCGTTTTCTGAAAATGAGAAGTATCAGGTTTTTTCCAGAAACCACCCCATCTATTTAATGGACTCAAACGTTCCCAAAACTCCCCAAATTTTTTTAAATCATTCTTATTATACGTTAAAACATACTTATTTTCAACAGGTTTAAAAAAATTCAAATCAATTGCTAATCTCTGTAAATGTTTTGAACTTTTTGTCCAACTTAATTTTTTATCTTTAATTAAACAAATAGGCTTAGTTGTTTCTTCACACTCTCGCACTCTATAACCATAATAATAAAGTAATTGCATATCATAAGGACGATACAATTCCCCTCCTGTAACCAACCATCCTTCTTTTTGAATATAATCAATTAATCTTGCTAAATCATTTAAAAATTCATTTTGTAAAAAAACAAGTTTCATTTTTAATCCTTTATATTAATATAGCCTTAATTTTTTCACTTTTATAATCATTTTTATAAACACTTTCAACATATATATCATTAATATTATAAGAGCTTACATCAAAACTAACTATTGTATCATATCTATCAAATGCATAAGTTTTTAATAAATTATTTCCTTCATAAATATTTAATTGTAAATACTCCTCTGTTTGAGCTTCTGCGTCCCCTGCTACAACCATATCTGCGTCTTGCAAATCACCACTTAAACCGCCTCTAATAGCTGGTGATACATATAAAATATTGTTTTTAATATATGGATTGACCGGATTTAAAGGTTTAAAAACAAAAACATCATTAATTTCTTTTTGCAAATTAGAACTTGGAGATATACTATACATATTTTTATAATAAAAATCATAATCCAAAGAAAATTCATTACTACTAATTAAAGTGGCTTCACTGAAATAATTATAAAATACCCAAACTTTACTATCAGCAGTATGCTCTGATTTATTACCATTTAAGTTTCTAATAATTCCCTCAATTGTCAATTTTTCAGTAGTACCATTATAACTGATATTTTTAACCGAAATTAACTCATTATTAACAAAAACAGTAATTTTCAGTTTTTGCCACTCTTCATCACTTAAATTGTAATTATAAGCTTTACCTTTTACATTTTTTAAAACAAATGTAAAATCTCTATCTATATCTTTTGTAAAAGGTAAATCAGACTCTAACTCACCATATACAAACAAACCAGACAAATAAGTATTGCTATTATGGTTATTTTTTTCATATACACTGCTAACAATACCATTTGTTGTTTTAGCACACACAGGTAATAAATTATACTTTCTTTCTTCTAAATTAGGATTTAAAAACAAATTATTTAAAGGTAATAAATCATAAAATTCTGGCGGGTCATTTAATTGATAAGTTTTAATAAGAGGGTCGATTGTAGTTTTGTATAATCCATCAGTTTTTGGGACTCTATAAATATCTTCAATCGCCTCAATTTCGACATAAGACTGATATTCCTTGTCCCCTCCTATTTTTATAATCCTAAAATACATTTCAGGAATATTTAAACTTTCACTTTTTACTTTTACCAATTTTCCTATATGTAAATCAGGAAAGTCAAGAAAGTTTAGTTTGCACTTTAAAGTAGCCAATGGTTTTCCGTTTTTTTCAATAATTTTATTAGCAACTTTACTCATAGTCTCCGCATTGCTAATTAGCTGAAAAGTATAAGTTTTTGGTTTTTCATACCCTAAAATATTGACTAAAGCCTCATTTTTAATTGTGAAACTATCAGTATTTCCTGTTGCTAAATTTGTATATTTAAAAGTAAAAGTAGTAAAAACATTAGACCAATCTCCTGTTTTTATTGTCAAATCACTTGCATTATATTCATTTATCTCATATGCAGGTGTATCTTCTTTTTTTATTAAATAAATTTTCCATTTACCATCTAAAATAGAATAATAAAGCGTTCCATCAATTACTCTTAAAACTTCTTTTATCCAATCAGTTATAGGCTTTTCAGTAGTCATAATAAAAGACACACCTAAGCCCTCATTTTTACAATAATCAAAAGCCTCTTGAAAACTAACTTCATCTATTTCATTCTCTGGAATACCAATAAAAGTTCTTAGCATATCATAAATAACAGCAACAGGATTAATATCATAACCTATAGCACTGCCTTTTTGATAAATATTATTTCCTTCAAAAAATGCATTTTCTAAAACCCATCTTGATAATCTAAATTTATAATTAGGAACTTGAGTTGTATTATCCCCTACAAAAGCGTCTTTAAAAATTGCACAACAAATATTATTTATTTTAACTTTATCTAATAAAGGATAATCAAAAGTGACAGTCCCGCTTTTTGAGGAAACAGGATAAGATAAACCCCTAACTCTACTATCTTCACTATTAAGACTATTGGTATAAATCCTTATGATACTTTTTTCAGAATAATCAGAATGATAAACATCACCCTTTCTACCAGTAACAACATTTAATTCATAAATCCCTTGTGGAGCATTCTCACTATATAAAGCGGAAGGATTAATATCCCCTTCTCCGTCTAACGTTTTTAAATACTCAATATTATCATTCCAACTATAACCTGATACCCAATCGCAATTTTCTACTAAAGCATAAACCATTGTTAAGGCATAGCCATAACCTACTAATTGGCAACCACCTCCTCTTTTACCACCTCCGCCCATAAAAACTCCTAACTACAAGCTTTAATTTTTAAGCTTAATAAATTATTATAATAAATAATATTACCTGATACCCAAACTGTCCCATACAAAACAGGAATACTCCGTGAATTTGAATTAGTTGGAAAAGTAAAATCATTTAAACTTGCTTGTTCTGCATTACTACTCATACTCGGCACAGGTATTAATAAATAAACTAAAATTAACAAAGTGGCAATTCCACCAAATAAAAGTAAAGGCTCTATGACATCCTCCTTAAAAACCTGATGTTGAAAGATTTTTCTGTGGTATATAAGGAAACCCACCAAAATGACTAATATTATTATATTTTTCACAACTTTCGGTAGTTTTACTGCAACCATAATAAACTTTTATATTAATTATATCGGTAAATAAAAATGGTTTTAACAAAGTAATTTCCCCTGCACTTTCATCATATGCTGTTATATATTGTGTTTCCTGTTTATCAGTTACCACAAAACCGCTAATTAAATCATAATATAAATTTTTTAATAAATCAGATTGAATAGTAAAACCATTAATATTAAATTCTCCTACCTGTAATTCAACTTTAAAATCATCAATATTTAAACCGCAATTTTCATCACAAAAATTAAAACTACATAAAGAACTATAACTTCTCTTTGGTATGGTCACTTCTTTTAAATTATACTTTGACCCTATCATTAATTTTACTTGTCTTTTACTATAATCAAATTCACAACTATTAACAACACCTTCAAAAAAAGTAAAACCAAAAGGATATTTAATTATTTTTATCGTAGGTAATTGAACATTAGGATTTGTCACTAAATAAGCAAAAGGCTTAACATCAATAGGAGCTGTAACCACAGCACCGTTAGAGTCTATATCTAAATTTATCTCTTCTCTTTCAATAGGAATAGGCTTATAAACTCTACCGTTAAATTCAATAGGCTCTGGTCCTGTATTATAATAATAAGTTTTCCCCATAAAACCAACATCGTAAAGCTCCATAACTAACTCCTAAACAAATTTAATAATTTATAATGTGCTACTGTAATTTCTTTAAAATTAAAATTAACACTTCCTCTAAACAAATCAATAAAATTAAAAGATAAATCATCTTTACCTAATCTACCTAAGTGTGCAAAACAAAACCTTTTACATTTTTCTGATATTATGTCCTCAGGGACCGGGTCTTCTAACTCAATTTTTCCAATTTTTTTATTATCAATAAAGTCATTTGACTCTACATTAACAATTTTTGTAATAAAATTTAATTCAGGTATATAAATAAATAAAGGACGTAATAAAAAAACTTTATCTAAAAAAGGTATTTCAACATCTAAAAAGATACTTCCTTGATTAACATCATTAATAATAGTGAGTTCATTTACATAACTATAAAACCAAAACAACCCTTGCATTCCTTTATTATAAATAAAAAATTGTCTAATCTTGTCAAATTCATAATAATCATCAAATTTGATTTCAACATCAATATTATAATACTCACTTTCGTTCCATAAATAAAAATTATAATTATAAGGTTTTCCTAAAACAATACGATTATGGTTAATATTTTTTTGAATTTTATTTAAAGGCAAAAATTCAATAGGAAACAGTGGAAAACCTTTATACTCTAAATAACTCATAATAAACCCTTTAAAGGTTTTATACTACTAACTTCTAAATTCATTGTATTTTCATTATGTAATCTATCAATGCTACTATTATTTTTTTTCATAACATCAACAACAGGGACAATCCAATTATCTATTGAGTAATCTACAAACCCTTCTATAATAATATCATTATCAATAATATCAACAATAGTTAATAAATAAGCATTTAATTCATTCTCTATTAAAAATATTTTTGAACCTACCTCAAGAGTTTTAGGCAAACGTTCTGCTTTTATAATATTTGTTTTATTTCCTATTTCCCGTGGTTTAACCGCCTCAGACCATAAAGGAAAATAATTAAGGTTTCTTTCTATCAAGATATTTATATTTTCTAAAAATTTATGTTTATATATTTCTAAATTAGAATAAGTAGCACTAAAATTAACTTTAGGGTTATTCATTGTTGAATAACCCGTTTCTACACCATTTATTGTTCTAAACATTAATGTATTAAAAAAATAAGTTTCAGTATAAGAATTTTTATCAGGGTAAAAGACAAAACCCCCAGCAAAAGAACTTCTTTTAAAACATAATTGATATTTTAAATAAAACTCTTTTTCACCATCATTAACCTTAATACTAATCCATTTGCCTTTAACATTCTCATACACATCTTGGTCTTCTATAACAAGTTGAAAACATAATTGGCTATTTGGATACAAAATATCCCCTACACTTAAACCTACAAATTTAACACCAAAAAGTTCAGATATACCTACAATTTCTACATTTCTTTTATAACCAGAAACTAAACAGTAATTTACCTTAACTTTATTAAAAATAACATCGTTTGAATAATAAAAAGTAGTAGTTCTTTCAAAAAAATCACCTTCAGTATCATAAACTAACCACAACAAACCATCATTGATAATTCTTGTTTTTTCACAAAAATTTTCGTACTTTAAATTCTCTATATTATTATAAAGTTTATCTGTGAAAACATATGCATTATAACTTGTTATAACCTCTTGTTTCTTAGGTAAAACATAATTATCTACTCTTAAAGTTTTATCTAAAAAACAAAAGGAAAAAGAAAAAGAATTATTACAAAAAACATTATTTTGACCATACCCGGCTAAACGTTTAACAATTTGATAACTAACACTTTCTTGAATTTGTATATTTTCACTATCATATATACGTAATTTTATGGGAACATAATTCTTATCTAAAATTGAAACTTGTTCTGTAACATATTTTATAATTGTTCCCATTAAATTACCTTATTTAGTATTTTTCCGAAACTATTTCAAATTCACTTTCCTCAACTAAAAGTGCTAAATTTAATTTTGAAGCAATGTCATAAACTTCAGGAAAACGATAACATAACTTTTGTTCTCCATTAATATCTTTAATATTTACAATATTTGGGTGATAGTAACTACTAATAGAATAATTCTCATAACTATAACCAATAAATTTCCACTCTTCTACATCAGTATCAAAATTTGTATCTACAAAATAAGCAATAGGGCAAGCACTAACACTACTATTAGGTTGTGGGTAATGCCTAAAACCAACTGATTTATCTACATCAAGTTTGTGTTTTCTCGTAAGAATTCCACTTTCAGTATCTCCCCACCAATAACCATTATAAAAAATCAATGCTTTATCAGCAGTTTCGTGCCAATAATTAGTTATATACATTCCTCCGTTATCTTTATCTAAACAATTAAATACTTGAAATTTGAAAAATCCATTAAAATAAATTCTATCTTCATAACGCCCAAGTAAAATTTGGGGTAAAGTAAAACTAATACTATAATCGGTTATCAACAAATTAACCAAAAAATTACTATAAATTTTAGGTTGTGGATTATAAGGCAAATAATCCATTAAAGTTTTAAACGTTTCACAATTTGTACCGTCACTTATAGCTCCTTCTTGTTCGCATAAATCCTTGCTACTATCATAACTTTTACAAGGTATAAATTTTAAATACTGTTTATCATCATCACTATCATAATAATATTTAAAAATTAAATGTGGCTCATAATTTAACCCACTAACTTTATTTTTAACAATCAATAAACCTATACCGTTTCTACCCCACTTATCTGTGGCAGTTTGGACTTCAACAATCTCCCAAGCATTAGTTCTATAATTTAAAGCCTTATATAATTCATTTAAAATAGACCAATTCTCTTCAGGTGTATCTACAACACTATCTAAACCTGTTGTCATATCTAAACTTTTAAACCAAGTTAATTTCATTTTTTACTCCTCATTTAATTCTACAAGATAGTTATATGGTGCTTTTATATGATTATCAGGAATAACTATATGCTTAACACCATTTATATAAACTTCAGTTTCTGGTTGAATTTCAGTAAAATTAATCAAATATAACCATTTAGGACTACCAAAATTAATAATTTTCAAATCATCAGCAATATTTCTGTATTTATTAACTTTAATAACAGAAATACTTTGATTATCATTTATAATTTCTCGCCACTCTCCAGATAAAGCCCCATCTGAAACATAATTATTAACCCAAGATGTACCATTCCAAAAACTTGTATTATCATTATACATTAAACCAAACCTAAAACTATCATTATTCACATCATAAGCATTATTACCCCCCCAACCTAAAACAAAAGGTAAATCATATGTCTTATCTCCTTCTCCCCAACCTAAATAAAAAATTTGATAAGTTGGATTTTCAGTTTGAGAAGGGTCATATTTTTTTAGAACAATTAAAATATCTTCTCCATCAGTTACGTACCAATACTTTTCAATCATTTCATTATGCAATCCCCAATGTAATTTAGGAATATAAAAATTAATGTTTTCATTAAAAGAAACATTAGTAGCTCTATTCATCTGGTAATTCCACTCATAATTAGGTACAACATAAATACTTGAATTTAAAGATTGTAAATAGTCCTCTGTTTCTCCAATAAAATTAACTACGTTAAAAAATCTAATTTCATTATTTTTAATTTGTAAAAAACCACTTTTATTAGTTTGAAGTAAAACATTTTTATATAAGCCTGTATCATTAAACAAAGAAATATAAAAATCATTTAATTCTTTAGGAGGAAAGCCATTTTCATCAAAACTATTTATTTCCTCTTCTGTTAATAACCTATCCCAAACATAATAACTGCTTACATAAACAGGAGCATCAATTTGTTTTCCAAATAGTCCTTTAAAATTTTTCCATTTATCATTTTGTAAATTATCAACAACTTTTACACCATCAACATACACACTTAATTTACCTTCTGTACTATTAATCAAAACAACCAAAGTAACAGGACCTTTTCCTTCTACAATATCCACAATATTACATAAAACTTCATCATCAAAATATAAATTACCATCTCTTAAGTCAGTTTGAATATAAAAATTCTTTTCACTTGTGTAATAATCAGAAGTAAAATTAGAAATATACATTCTATTTATATAATAATTATTAGATAAATCAGCTTTTACTAACTCACCAAATTGGGCGTGTAGTACCAGCGTAACATCCCCGTCAATACTATGAGATGAAGAATTAATGTCAGAACAATAAACTCTCCCATTTCTAAAGGGAGCAATTTTCTCAAAAGAATAATGAGTAGCTCCTATATTCCCTCCTCTACTAAAATAAATTTTTTTGTTTTTATATTTATTAAAATTCTGTGTTCTTCCTACACTACCAATTATATGTGTATAAGTTACATCAAAACCATAAGTTCCAGCAATCCAAGCTTTATTAACTTCTACGTCGTTTTCTTCAAAGTTGGCTAAAACTTTAAAGGGTTTTGAGCTTCCTTTAATAACATCAATAGTTACAATATCTCCATCTTGCCACTCATTCTCCCCCTGTCTAATTGTAAAACTAATAATACCATTATCATAGGCTTGGTCTATTTGTGCGTCATCTTTTGCACCACTAACGCTACCTGTTACCTTAAAAACATCATTAGTTGCGTCATATTTTATTTCCCAAGTTTCTGTGACAACTGTATCTGGATTAAAAGTAATATTTTCAATATTCCCATCTCCTTGTGCTAAATCATAGCTTGTTTCCATACTCACAGGGTTACTTAAAAACTCTACTAAATTATCAATAGCTTCTTTTACTGTTTTTTTACATTCAACTCTATATGCCATTTATAGCCTTTTTATTGATTTACTAAAAGGTATATCGGAAATAAAAAATTACAAAACGAAAACTTTAAAACTTCCCCTAAATTTAGGGGAAACTAAAGATTTTTCTTTCTTATATTATAACTAACTTTAAGGGTTTGGACACTTATTTTCCAACAACATTTCTTATAATTGTTCTGCCACTTCTACTTGTTAAATAGTCTTCAAATGCTTTTGTATCTACACTATTTAAAATAACTACCTCAGGTGTTGGGGCAGTAACATTCACTTGAGGTGAAGTATTACCACTTGCTTTAATTGCTTTAACTTCCTCTTTGCTTAAAACATATTCTCCTTTTTGTAAAATTGCAGGAATTTCATCATCTTTTAACCCGCCCATTTTTTGATTAGCAGTTTGCCTATCTACATAACCTCCTGTATGAAATCTTTGTGCTTTAATAATAGCAACTCTCATCATACCTGTTGCAACCGCTAAACCAGCCGCCACATAGTTAAATGGTATAGGTAACTCTGTCATTGCTTTTTGAGCCGAAGCATAAGTATCAATTATTGCTTGTGCCACCCTCATTGCCTTATAAACTGCAAACCATTTTTTTTGTTTTATTAGTCCTGCTTGCATCATTTGGTCTAACATACCAGAAAATTGCCCTATATAACCGCTTAATGCTGACAAAGACGCATTAAAACTTGCTTTTTCAAGAGCTTTTCTTTTTTCTATTTCATTTTTTACTATCTCAGTTTTTAAAGCCTCTAATTTTTTATAAGCCTCAGCTTCAGTTATTCTTTTAGACTCTAATTCTTGTAAAATTTCTTGTTCTTGAGCTTGTATTAAAGCTTTTTTTTGTGCATAAAAATTTTTAATAGCCTGAATTTGTTGTTGATATTGATTAAAAGCATTAACTGCACCAGCCGTACCACTATCAACATTCCCCGGCACTATACCTAATTTAATTTCTTTTTCTTTTTGTTTTAATTCTTGTGCTTTTGTTTTAATATAAGCATTTATATTTCCAAAATAAGCGTTTAGTTTTTCTTTATCTTTTTCACTATCAAAACTAACAATACTTAACTTTCTTCTATTTTCATACATTTTATTTTGTATATCTAACAAAAGAGCGTCAGCTGGATTTTGCATTGCTTTAGTTTCTCTATTCATTTCAGCGATTGTAGCTTTAATCCTTTGTCTTATTTCTAATTCTTTAATTTCTGCCTGTAAAGTTCTTTTTTTATACTCCTCTTCTTTTTGATATAAACCTTTAATTTCACTTTCTAATTCTCTTTTTTTAGTTAAAAGTTGGGTTTTTTGTTCTTCATCTTTATAACCTGTCCATTTTAAACGTTTAATTTTAGCTACTAAAGCATAATACTCTTTTTCTTTTGCAACTCTTTGGTCATAATAAGTTTTATACATACCGTCTAATCTTTGTATTTCTTTTTGAGCCTCTACTAAATCATTTACAATAGGCATACGACCTGTTGCTTTTACCTTTTCTAAATCAGAGAACGCTTGTCTTAGTTTATCAGCCAATCTTTGAATTTCAGCCTCTACTTCACCAAAATCTTTAAAATTAAAAATATCTTTAATTTGATAATCCTGCCATTTAACCTCTAATGATTTTTTAGTAGAGTTTGCTTTATTAGCTACTGAATTTAAAGCATTCAGTCTTGCTTTTAAAATACCTTCTAAATTTGCAAAATCTTTGTCAAGCCCTTCTAAATATGCTTTTAATGCTTGATATGTATTTTTATCTAAGCTGTTTTTAGTTTTATCTAACAATAATTTCAATCTTATAAATTCAGCCTCTAATTTAACAACTTCTTTAGGGTCAGTAGCATTTGCAAGCATAGTTTTAAATTGTATAAATTCTTTAGCTAAACTTTCTGGTAAAACATTGACATCAATTTTAGCTTGTTTAAAGCTAACTTCCATTGTATCTACAAGACCTTTTACTGTTTCTCTAAAAGCATTATCAAGCTCTGTATTTAAGTTATTTACTAAGTCAGTTACATCAAGCCCGTTTTTTAAGAAAAACTTAATCTTTTCTGATAATTGTTGAAATCTTTGAACTTCCTCTTTAGTTACTAAAGTAATTAAACCTTTTTTAGTCTCGTCTTTTATTTCTTGAACATCTCTTTTTACTTTATCTTTAAAAACACCAAAATTCACAGTTAGCATATCAAAAGGATTAGTATCTAATCGAATACTATTTAATGTAGTATCTATCTGTTTTATTTTTTGATTTAAAATTTCACTTTGTTTTATAGGTGTTGTAAAATCTATTAAATTCTGTTCCCAAGTAGTATTAGAAACACCTTGTGCTACGTTTGGTGTTTGTTCTTTATAAGGAGTAAAAACACTTACAGTCTGTGCTACATTTGTTTTAGGTTTATAATTAGCAAACTCTTTTAATTTTTCTAATTGTTTTTCTATAACAATAATTTGATTTTCTAATTCTTTTGAATTTGTTTTTAAATACTGAGACCTCAATCTTTCTAACTTAGCACTTAATAGTTGGTATTCAACATATTTTTGAGCTTTATCAACTTCTTCTTGTTTTTGTTTAACTAAATTTTCTTGTTCATTAATAATCTTTTTATACATTTCTAATTGTTGCTCAATTTTGTTTAACTCACTGCCTAATAATTTAATTCTTTGACTATCATTATTAACCAAGGCTTCTGCTAATTGTTTTTTAATTTGTTGTTTTTTAGCTATTAAGCTATCATATTGTGAGATTAAACTGTTTAATTTCTGTTGTTCAGCTAACAAACCATTACTTTTTGCTAATTCCTCATTTACATTTTTAATTGTAAAAAACAACTTACCAAAAGCACCTAAAGCTAAAGTTGCCACTAAAACATAAGGATTTCTCATTGCAATTAAAGCAACACTTGTTAAAGCGCCCCCAATTGCTTTAACAATATCTAAAAGGTTTTTACCTGCTAAAGTAGCCATTCTAAATGACTCTACTAAAGACTTAACACCTTTAAAAATTAATACACCTCCAATAACTCCTGCAATACCTTTGATTATACTCCATATTTGACTTAAATCTCTTTGAATTTGTGGCATAGCATTATTAATAGTATTAACCCACTCAATAGTTTTATTAACTATACTTTCTAAAATAGGCAAGGCATTCTGCATTAAACCATTAAAAGCTAATCCTAAACTATTTTTTAACCTTTCCCATTTGCCTATATAAGTATCTAACATAACATTTGATTTTTCTAATTCACCATTAACACCATCATTTAACGTTTTTAAATGAGTTAAAAGAGCGTCTGCATTATTTCTAATAGCTGAAAGGGTTTGTTTTGCTAATGTTTCCATATTCCCAACAGCTTCTTGAAACTCACTGTCACTCATATTTTTAAGCTTTTTAACAAGCCACACCATCATTCTTTCACTGTCTTCTGCACTTTTTCCTACTTGTTGTGCGAATAATTTTTGATTTACCCCAAGACTTTTAAAAAATTGCCTAACAGCCTCTGAATTATCTTGTAATAAATCTCCTAATCTCCTGATACTTGTACCTATTGTACTTGCCTCAAATCCTGCATTTGAAAAAGCAATCGCTAAAGCCTCAATAAAATGCCTTGTAATATTAGCACTTTTAGCAGTTGCCAAAGCATAGTTAGAAAATACATTTATATCTTCAGTTGATAATTTACTTGCGTTTGCCATATAAGTTAATTCATCAGCTAATTGCTTAATACTAACTCCTGCTTTTTGATAATTGTGAATATAAGTAATCAAAGCATTAGCAGTTGTTTCAAACTGGTCACCTGTTAATTTAGACATTTTTATAACATATTCAGTAACTTTAATTAATTTATCACTTTCAATTCCTGCCCTACCAAGAGCCATAGCAATTTCATTAATTGACTCAATATCACCTCCATAAGCCATACCAAGCCTAACTAATCTTTCTTCTAATTGTTTTGCTTTACTTGCACTAATATCAAAAACAGCACTCATTTTACCGACAGCTTCATTCATTTGAACAATAAATCCAAAACCTCTTTGAATAACATTTATAACCTCATAAATGCTCATATATAAAGCACTATACCCAAGTGCCATTTTAGTAATATGAGATATAAATTTACTAAATGAAGTCTCTTGTAATGTTGCTTTTACTTTTGCTAATGTAATATCTAATTTATTTAATTGTTTAACTGCCTCATCTGCATTTTGTTTAATATTTGCAAAAATAGAAGTATTAAATGTTCCTGTTCTCAAACTTAATTTCAACTTATTTTGAACATCAGTTAATGTTTCTATTTTTGATGTATATTCTTCAATTAAACGTTCTGCTTCTTTAATTGCTTTACTGTCTGCAAATTCTTTTCTACTACTTTTTTGAATTTCTAAGTTTTGAACTACTTTCATATATTTATTTTTAATTCTATCTAACTCTTTAATAAACTTATCTGCGTCTTTATATAAACCTTCAAAGAGTTTTATTTCTTTTACATTAGCACCTTTTATACTTGCCATAAACTTTTCAAAAGCGGCTCTGTCATTAAACAACAATTCTCTTAAATTTTTAGAACTTATTTGAATTGAATTAATTTTCTGTTCAAACTCTTTTAAAGGTGTAATATCTGCTGTCTTCTTAACTTCTTCATTAAGTTTTTTAAACTCTTCTTTTAAAGCTCTGATAGTATCGCTTGGTACTCCATAAGAACGTAAAACCTTTAAAGTTTCATTAATAGATTTTATTTTTCTTTCAACAACACTTAAATCTTTAACTTCTTTTTTTAATTCTCTCATATCTTTTAATAACAAACCTAAATAAGTTGTCTTTCCTAAACTCTTACTTTCTTCTGCTAATTTTTTAAATTCTTTCTCAAAATTAGCTAAAACAGTATCACTGACTCCTAATTTTTTTAACTCTTTTTCTAATCTTTCAAAAGTATCACTCGCTTTTACTAAACCTAAACTGTTATTTACTATCTGTTTTATTTCTTTATTTAATAAAGCTAAAGGTTTAGCGTCTCCTGTTTTAACAGCTACATCGTATAATTTTTGAATTTCATTTTGAAATTGAGCTATTTTAGTACTATCAATAAAGGGCAATCTACTTGCTTTATGTATGTTTTCTAAAGCTTTTAAATATAAGTCACTATATTTTTTAGAATTCTCAAAAGTTTTTTTAGCCTGTACCTCAAACTCTACTAAATCTTTTTCTAATTTTTCAAATCCATCTATTTTTCCTGTTTTAAACCACTCTCTTATAATACCATCAATTTGTTTTTTTAATCTTTCTATATCTTTTTCTGTTTTACCATACACTCTTAAACTTAAAGTTTTATTTAATAAATCTTCTCTTTTCTTTAAAAGCTTTTCAAAAGATTTATATTTATTTTCTAACTCTCCCATTTTCTGTTTTAATTCTTCAGTAGTTAAAACCCCTTTTTTCATTTTCTTATAAAAAGTTTCTAATGGTGCAGTTAATTGTTTTTTAAATTTAGAACTAATATCTAAATTGTTAATTTTCTCTAATTGTGTTTTATAAAAATTTAAAAGGTTAATCTTATCTTCTAATTCTTTATTAAAAGAAATAAGATTTTGTTTTCTTTCTGTTCTATCTTTAGCTTTTAATAATCTTTTATAAGCTCTTTCTAATGCTAAAACTTCACTTTTTGTAGTAGCTAATTGTTTATAATTTTGCAAATTTGCTTCAATTAAAGCTTTAATAGCTTTTTCACTTTGTTGAATTGCTTGTTTAAAAACTTCAAATTCTTTATCTAATTTTCCAACATCTTTAACTATTCCTAACAATTCATTTTTTAAAGTAGAAACAATATTATTTTTTAATTTTACATCTTTTAAAGACTCTAACTTACTTTTAAATTTATTAATTTTATCATATACACTCTCTACTTCTTTATTTAAAGTGTTAATTTGTTTTTTAAATTTATCTTTTACTTCTAATTTATTTAAAGTATCGTTTAAATGATATAAACTTTTATCTATATTCTCTACAATCTCTTCAAAAGCTTTAACACCTTTTTGTTTAAATTCAATAACTATTTCAGCTTTGTTATTTCTATAAGCCATCAGACTATCCTTTTGTAATAATTGCTACTAAATATATCAGTATAAAATAAAAGTAAAATTTAATTTAAAAGCTCTATTATAATATATAATAACTTTAAGGGTTTGGACAGTGTTGGACAGTAACAAAAAGCCCTAAAATTCGGACTTTTAACAACTTGCAAACATTTATAATCAGTAAAAAATATCATTTGGGCGGTCAAGAACATTTTATAATTTTTGTAAAAAACTCTTGACATAAAGTTAAAAGTGTTTTATAATTCTTAGCATAAAACAAAAAACAAAAGGAGAATTGAAAATGAAAACTACATTTATAAACACAAGAGCAGATTTAGAAAAAATGCTAAAAGAAACAAACAAAGAACTTGCTCTTAAATACTTAGAAATATTTAAAAATAGAATAATTTGGGGACAAGCTGAAAAATTTGACAATAATTATTATATAGACATTACATTATTTGAAGACACTGATAGCATAAAAAGAGTTAAAGTATCAAAACCAATATTAGAAAATTCAGAGGATGTTCAAAGGTTTATTATGTTTTGTCTTGATGAAAAAGATTATATTCATTATTCGAATATAATCACTGATAAAAAACTAATAGGTTTTATAAATGAATTTTATTTAGACTTAATCTCTTATCACCATTTAAAAGATGAATTAACAAAGGAAAACAATGAATAATTATCCTATTCTTTCATTTAGAGTTTATAGTGTTATTTATAGGGCTTTAGAAAACAAAAAAGCTAAGATAACATTAAAACACAAGAAAAAAGGCAATTTTAATGTAGAACATTACATAGTAGAAATTAACAACCCCACTTTAAAAGGAAGTGCTATTAGAACATACAAACAATATTTTAAAGATAAAAATTTAGAAAAATTTAAAGAAATAATAAATAAAAATGAAAAGATAATTTTTGAAAAGTTTGAGTAAAGGGCAGATTTTTCTGCCCCCTCAAACGTTTTAGTTAGAAGCTACATTAACAATTACAGAAACAGGTGTAGAAGTTACAGAAAGTTTCTTAAAGTCAATATCTCTATATCCAACATATAGAGTTGTTGAACTAACTGCTTTTCTTTCAGTTTCAATTCCAATGTTTCCTCTATCAGCAACACCAAAATATGCTTTATTAACAAGTAAAACTGCTGTTTTGTCTCCATTTGTTTCATCAACATCACCATTAGCGTCAAGATTATCAGGGATATACTCAGTTACTACAATAGGCATACCAAATAATTTCCCAATCTCACCTGTGATAATTGTAGCTTTAGCACCATATTTATCAATTGTTAGAACTTCTGGAAGTTCAAGCATTTGATATGCTACATTAACAGGCGCTACAATAGCAAGGTCACTTAAATTAATACCATAAACTCCAAGTAACCTTCTTGCTTGCGCTATAAGACTTGCAGTTACTGTATTTCCACCTGCATCAACTTTATTTCCAGCACTTTTAGCGTATTTTAAAAGACCATCAAATGCTTTTTTAACATCATTAACATCAGAAATACCTGTATCACCCATTACAAGTGCGTCTTCTGTGGCTCTTGCAAGTGATTTTACAAGTTCTTGTCTAACAAGTTGTGTAATAGCTGTTACCATTTCTTTGTCTGCTTGGTCAGTTACTGCTAAAAGAGTTTTAAATCTTGAAGTTGCAAAACTCACTTTTGCACCATTAATTGCACTTTCAATTGCGTTATCACCAGGAGCAATCAAATAAGCTTTTGCTTTGTCTGTTTTTGCAGGAATAGAGAACGTACTTCTATTATCAGGCATTCTAAATCTTTGAAATAATCCTTCAACTTTAAGGTCAAGTTCAAGTTCTTCAAGCACTCTATTTGAAAATTCCTCAGCAAGCCAACTTGCAATGTCTGCTGGTTTAATTGCTTTTTCAACAATAGGAGCAATCTCTTTAAACTCCTCAAAAGTCTCAACAGGTCTGCCTAATAGCTTTGATTTAATATGCAAATCAACTGCTTTTTCTCTTGCTTTTTCTACTTCTTTATCGTCATAAGCTTTTGTTTCAAATTGAGTTTTTCTGTTAGACCATTTATCTTCAAATTCTTTTTTAAGTTCTTCTACTTTTTTTTCTGCTTCAGTTTTAGTAGAGTCAAGTTGTTTTTTAAGTTCTTCTACTTCTTTTTGTAGTGTAGAAATTGCTTCAATACCCATAACCATATCCTTTAATGTTATTTTACAAAAGTTATATCGGAAAGTTTAATTAGATTTATTTTTAACAAATTTTTCATTATATTCTTTTATTTGTTGATTTAAAAAATCATTAATCTTTTTCAAATCATTACGCTCTTTAACACAGATTTTATAACGATTAAAAAGTTCTTCAAATTCATTTAGAGGAATTTCTATCATTTTCTTTTTCATCTTTTACCTTTATATGTAAAGTAATAGGTTTTGTTTTTGTTATATTATATTCATAAGTTTGTAAAGCGGGACATTTAGACTTTACAAAAACATATTTAATTTTTTCGGTTTCTTTACAAGCACACCCACTAAGGAATAGTAATATTAACATCACGCTCAAAAGTAATATTTTTTTCACTATTTTTTCCTTCTTTTTTTATTATTTCTTCTTTAATGTTTTGATATTTATCTTCAAATAAAATAACTTTTAAATCATTTTTAATTTTCTGTAATTTAACTTCTAAATTCTCTTTTTCTCTTTTTAGTTTTTTAATTTCTTTTTGTTTTACTAAAATTTGTTGTTCTAATTTTTTTACTTCTAAACGATAATTAACAACTCCTGCTAATAAAACCAATACAATTCCACTTATAAAATAAGAAAACAATTTAGTTTTTAAAAAATCAAACATTTGAATTTTCCTTTAATTTTGATTTTTCATAACTTCTTCCAGCAATCCAAGCTATCGGAATACCCACAGCAATTGTAGTCCATAAACTTATCAAACTTTCTTTTAAATTTAAAACCCCAAAACCTTCAAGCAAAGTAATTAACGCACTAAAACACAGAACAAACCAAGACATTAAAGGTCTTGATGTGTTTCTAATTAATTCGACTTTATTCATCTAACTTAAGTTTCTCGTTAATAGTTTTTTCTATTTCCGTATAAACCTCAAACAATAAATTCACATCTTCTTTTTCTTTTAAAAATTTTAAAATTTCATCTTTTGTTAGTGCTTTTTCACTATTAACAGATTTTTTATTTCCTTGGTCATCTCTATCTGCAAAATACTTTTTCATAAAAGCTAATAGTTTTGCAACCTCACTTCTACCTATAATAAAATCATAAACATTTCCATCATCTTTAACATATCTTCTAATTCTATAACCTAAAGGTGGGTTAGGATAAGCTGTTAAAACACTGTTTTCAGTTACATTAACAATCAACTCACCTTGTTCTCCTCCTTGTAACTGACTTCCCTCCTCTGCACCTTGTGCATCACTAATAATTTGATTTACTTTATCTTTTCCTAAATTTGTAGTTCCTCCACGTTTAGCTTTTGTTTGCATATTTTCAACCTCCTTAATTTCAGAATAAACTTTTTCTACTTGTGACTCAAATTCTTTTACCATATCTTGTAATTCTTGTGGTATTTCTCCTATCAGTTCCTGTTTTAACATTTCTTTATAATGTTTTAAAAGATGCCTTGCGGCATCTCTTTTTTCAACAGCACTAATATTAGGATTGTTTCTTGCACCTCTTAGTGCTTGATAAGCCGCAATCACACCATTTTTATTAACTATTAAATCTTCACCTTGTAATTCGTGATGAGGAAACTTCCAAGTACTTCTAAGTTCTGGGTCTCCTACAACTAAATACGCTTCTTTAATATAGTTTAATTTACCCATTTCAGCTAATTTTTGTCCTAAAGCAGTCTTATCTACTTCTGACCAAGGTTTAGTACTAATTACGTTATTTTTTATTGCTTTTTCTTTCATTTTTTTATTTCCTTTCTTATTGTAATTTTGTCTTGTTGAAAGCAAACAAACTCCACTTTCACAAGGACTGCTTTCTAAAACATTAAACAAGCTATCTTGATTATCTGGTATTGAAACGATACTAACTTCATAAAGCTCAATTTTAGTCCAATACCAGATACCATTCACCTCTTTGTATTCAAGCCCTCTAAATCCAATTGAAAAAGCCTTTAAAATACCCTCTTTTACAGCTAAATAAACTTTTGGGTTTAAATCTTTATAAACAACAGCCTCAATTTCAAGCCCTTGAGCATTTAAATTAATATTAGTAACTTTACCAACAACATCACTTGGATTATGCTGATAAAGCAAAATAGGATTTTTCATATAGTTTTTTAAATCGTAACTTTCAGGCAAAACACTTTCGTCACTTCTATCAATAACCAAATTACCGTTATCGTCGATATAACGATTAGCATATCCTTTTATTGTTATTTTTTCATCAGTAACTTCTGTTGAAAATTCTTTTATAATCAAATTTAAGTTTTTATCCATCAAAACTCCTTAAAACTTTTATATTATATCGTCTTAAAAAATTCTATTATAATATATAAATAACTTTAAGGGTTTGGACACTTTGGACAGTAACAAAAAGCCCTAAAATTCGGACTTTTAACAACTTGCAAACATTTATAATTAGTAAAAAATATCATTTCGGCGGTCAAGAGGTTTTTATAAAAAGAGAGAAAAGAAAAGATTTATACTCCAACAAAAGCGTGGTTAATAAACACAATCAATTGGTCTTGGTCAGTAACATCAAAAGCCTCATCAAATAAAAAATGGTTTAAAGCTTCAGTAGGATTATCTGGGTCATCTACTAAAGCACCTTCTATAACTCCATTTGCGACTACTTCACCTACGTCATATGTTATTTTATATGTTATAACATTTTCCCCTCCATTAGTATTTCCTTCATCTGTATAGTTTCTTTGGGGGAAACCACTATCGACAATTCTTGAACTTGGGTCTATATAAGCATTAACATCAGTATCGTCTTTTGTAGGGTTTGAACTATCCGTTCCTAACCTTAAATATAAAGTATCTAATGAACTTGTTTCACCTATAATTTTTTTAGCATAATGAATATCCCCAGCATTTGTTACTATATTATGCCCTTTAATTATTTTTTCTTTTCCTGTTTTTTTATTAATTATTTTTACTAAAATATTATCTTTTACAATTCCTTTTACTAACACTTTAAAACTCCTTTAATCTTTACATTTATATCAGAAACTGCTTTCTTTGTTGTTTTTTTGTAATTCTTTCATTTCCTCTTGTTGTATCTTATCATAAAGTTTTAAACTTGCTAAATAAAAAAATTTAGTCTGGTCGTATAAACCGCCCTCATCTGGTAGAAAACCTTTTTCAAAAGCGTTATAACATTCAATAGCTTCTGCAATTAACTTTTTATCTACATCATAAATAGGACAATATGTATAGACTTTATCTCCAACATAAACTTTAAAATCTTTTTTCTTGTTTTTTTCTCCTCTAAAACCACAATTTCTAACTCTATCAAGTCTTTTTGCTTTACAAACTTCACATTTCCAAGTTTCAGCTTTAAATTTACTATCAAAATAAATATCAATACTATCATAAAGTTTATTTAGCACCTCTAAAGTAACATCGCTCACTTCAAAAATAAACTTACCTACTTCTTTAATAGTATCTGAAGATAAAAAAGAGAAAGGCAATTCAACTCCCTTTTTATCTTCTATTTTTACAACTGAAAATTTAAGAGCGTAATAATATAATTTTAAAACCTCACCGTTTAACATATAAGGCTCAAGTGAGTTAATTTCCCTATAAGATAACGTTCTTAGCATTAATTCTAAATTAGGTTGAGAATTTGGAGTAATAAAGTGAATTACCTTATGACTTTTAACATTATTTATCATCCTCTTCTTCACCTAAGTAAAGTTTTGCATTTTCTGGGTCTTTAGAAATTCCTACAATTACATTTGCAATTTCAGTTATAAATGAAATAGGAAGATAATTTAAAGTTTCATCAGAAATACCGATAGTATCCCTATTAATAGGAATTTCTCTATTTCTCTCATCAAGTAAATTCCTCCAATCTACTATTCCTCTTTTGCAAACTTCCCAATTATAAGAACCGGTAGAAACACTAATACTTTCATCTTTATTTAACCTAACCATTTTATCTTCAATCTCAATGAGTTCTTTTGGAGTTAAAGGTCTAATTTCAACTGTAAAAGGGTCTTTTTCTCCTCTTTCTAAGATAGGAACATATCTATAAGTTATATCCTTTTTAGCTCTATCAATTCTAATTGCCATTTATTATCCTTTATTAATTAAATTTAGTTAATAAAGCACACAAAAATTATTTGTGTGCTAAATAGAATGCCTCACCTAAAACTGGATGTTCATATGCCTCAAACTCAAGTTTATTTGCAAGAACACCATCATCATCTTCTACACTTACACTTGTGTATTTGATATATGGTAACCAAATTGCAAATTTATGTTTTTGTGTTTCATCGTCAGTTTCAGTTTTCATTTCAAGGAAAAACTCTGCTGTTTGATTATTTTTGAATTTGTTAAGCTCATCCCAATTTTCAAAAGTAACAGTCATACTACCTTTAACTGTTTTTTTAGTGATAATTTTCCTCATAATACCAGAACTTGTAATAGCCTCTCTATCAGAAACTTGATTTTCGATTGTTATTTCAACATCTTTACCTTCATAAGTTTTACCATCAACTGTAAGAACTGCATTTTTACCAACATATGGTATTGTTGTTAAATATTGATTTGAAAGCAAAGGTTCATTTTCTGCTGTTTCAAAAGAACTTGCTCCTAAATCAATTGACAATGTTGCAATATCTGCAACAGGAAAACTAAATTTAACTGAATTTGGAACTGCACCTTTTAGTGTTAAACTTCTACTATCAGTCTCATCACACCCATACATCAATTTAACAGCTAAAGATTGTTCCTGACCACAAGGCTTAGCGAGTTTATATAAAACAGCATCCCCTGTTTCGCCTTCTTGAACTTCGTAGATTTGATAAGCAACATTACTAACAACATCAATTGTGAATTTATCTCCTACTGCAAAGTCAGTAGAGCCACTAACAATTTTAAATTTAATAATACCGTTGTCATAATCAACACCTGTTGTTGCCTCAGCTTGTGTGCCACTTTCAGTTCCTTCAACACTCCAAACCTCAGCACCTGCTGTATCTGCATTTATACACTCAATAGTCCAAGTTTCAGTTTTAATAGTGTCTTCATAATACCCAAAATTAGTTAAGTTACCGTCCCCTGTGTTTCCACTATCAGCTGTGATAGTACTTTCAACTTGAGGGGCTTTGTTTGCTCTAATTACAGCCCCTGTACCAGACCCTGCCTCTTCTCTAATACCTAATGCTACTTCTAAAACTACATTACCTGCTAAATCATTACTTCCATCTCCTAATGGAATTAGCTCAAATGCTAATGTCCCACTACCAAATTCTTTACCCGGTAATGCAGGAGCAGTAATATAAGAGTTTCTTACAACTTTTCTTTCAATAACGTCAATTTCTGGTTTTAATGCACTATCAGATGTAACTTCAACAACATCACTGTCTGTAAATGTACCACCTTTATTAAATTCTGCTTCTTTAATAACCGCATAAAGAGTAGATAAAGTTTTATATGCCATTTTACCTTCCTTTTATTTATTCTACAAAAATTATATCGGATAGGTATTATTCACCTTCGATAATACCTTCACCTGCTAATTTTATCGGACTTTTCACCACAGGATTTAACACCCTGTATTTTACATTCAATTTATCAAAACCTTCTTCTGTTATTATTTTAGTTTCTATTATTTCAATTTCTGGTAATTCTATACCATAAGAAAATTGAACATTTTTATTATTAATTTCAAAAAATGACACTTCTTTACTTAGATAATCAATTTCAGCTAAATTTAAAGTTCTGTTAAAAAATCTTGTCTGGTCAAATAAAGCCTTAGTATAAGATTTATTACTCATAGGAGGCAAGAAAGCATAATTTCTTTTTGCACATAAAATATAAGATACTTTTACTCCGTTTTCAAATTCAATTGTTAGTTTATTTTGATAAAGCTCTTTTAAACCTACAAAATATAAAAATTCAATATTAAATACTTTTTCGGTATTAGGATTTATTACATCTCCTATATTAATACCTTTAATTTGAATACCATAAACATTTAACAAATTAATACTTTTAACTTTTAAATCTTCCTTATAACCATTAACAAACTTAACTTCAACAACTTTACTAATATCATCAGTTAAATCCACTTCAACCCAAAAATTGCCTTTAAAAACACCTTTACTCCAGATTAAATTTTCTTTTAAAGTATCCTTAATAAGATAAAAATTGTCTTTTATTTCTGTCTGAATAATTTTGTTTTCTAATTTATAACCATAAACTGTTAATTTTTTAAGTTTTTGTTGAGGTTTAACAAAATAAGTAGAATATAAAACACTATAATAATTACAATTTTTTAAATTAATTTTATAATTGCAACTTTTAACAGAAGTTACATTTCCTTCTAAGGCTTTTAATAACTTATAAGAAACACTTTCATTAATACTTTCGTTTTCTAAATTATAAACTCTTAATTTTGCATTAACAAAATTTTTATCACCTATATTTGTGTTTTCATTTATATACTTATTTATAGTAGCCATTACAATTTCCTTGCTAAATTACCTATTTTAAATATCTTATCAGTTAAATCAATATCAGGTAGATATCCCCACAAAACTTTTTCACTATTAACATAAACTTCTACATATTTTTCTTCTTTATAAAAGATAAGTGTATAAAAAAGCCACTCTTGTAAATTATATTTTTTATCACTTATAGTTTGCCCATCTAAATAAATATAATTTCCATTTTTAACAATATAAACATAGATTTTTCCGTTTGGGTGCATTCCTAAGCCAAGTCCGTTTTGCTCTTCATAATTACTTAAAATTAAACGTTCATAACCATTCAAATAAAACCAGCCACTAACGGAAAAATCGCTATTAGGAATAGGAACATTTGTTTTTACCCCCGAATAACCTTCTAAAACCACTGCTTTATGTAGATAACCTTTTTCATAATAACCGGGATATTCCTCATTAATCCATTCCCCTAAATAAACTTCTTCTTCATCGTTTAAATTTTCTTCAAACCTAAACAATCCTACACAACTACCATCACCAAAAATATCTTTTATTTTTTCAGTTCCTTCTTGTTTATAATGCCCTACTAAAACTTCTGAACTTATACTATAATATAAAGAGGCTTTAAAATCATTACTTAAAGCTTCTTTAATTAAATCAAAACATTTAATATCAGTTACAAATTCACCGTATCCGATTTTATCAACTACTTCAAAATCTTTTATTCCGTTTTTACTATTTATAGTATTAATCTCTTTTAATTTATTTTCTAAAACAAATTGAAACCTCTCAACATTATAATTTTCACCAGAAATATTAAAACAACCATATTGTTGATAAATTTCAGTCAAAAATACCTCTCTAAAAGGCTCTCTTAAAAATTCATTCTTATGAAATATATATTCAGGAGATTTTAATTCAAATATGAGTTCAGGAGTATTATTAACATCAAACAACATAGTAAATTTAGAAACAACAGCTTTTTTTAATTCAATCGCACAAGTGTCGTCTCCACAATAATATCCCATTAATAAATCAACCTTCGGTAACTCACTACATTTCATTGAAGGTTTATATAAAAAAGCACTTCCTAATTCTCCTGCTTGTACTTCATAAATCTGACAAGCTACATTTGAAGTTATATTTATTGTAAAATAATCACCAACATTGTATTCAAATTCGTCTGAAATTAAAACTTTAATAATTTCATTAAAATAATCTTTTCCTGTTATGGCATTGTGTTTCCAACCACTTTCACTACCATAAACAGACCACTTTTTATCTCCTAAATATTCAAATGTCCAAACTTCAGTTTTTACATTAAAAGCAACATAATCTAATAATTGAACTTTTTTATTAATGCTTTCTATTGTATCACTCTCTATTTCATATTCAATTCTCGGATATTTATTAGCATTTAAAATCCCTCCACTACTAATACCGGGTATCTGCCTTTCTCCAAAGACACTATAAAAAAGCTCATTATTCACATTATCAAAAACTTTATTATAAACAAAAGGTAAAAGAGATGTTTTAACGATAGCTGACCCGTTGCTTTTTCCTAAAACTTTCTTTTTATCAAAAAAATAAGTTTTACTTTTATTTCTGTCAATTTTAGTAAAATCAATATTTACTAAACTTCCGCTTTTAAATTCAATCAAGTCATTAGCAACAAAAAAATCATTACGTTCATTATCACTTCTTTTAACTGCTATTATTTTAACTGACTCTTTTTTCAAATCAAATCCTTTTAATATACCTAACTTCTATATCTATCTTTGCAATAGCATAAGGATGAACTATCCCACCTTCTCTTTTCATACTACTCACTGTCATATCAACAACACCCATAGGTTGCCATCTAATATCCTCTACAACCTCATAAACAACATCAATTAAATCACTTAATATATCCTCATATTTATTTCTATGTTGTTTATTAAACACATAAACACTAATGTTACCAATATAATAAGCTTTTCTATTTGTTAAATTGTCTCTTTCTTTTTCCTCACTTTCATAAATCACACTAACAGCCGGAAATCTGTCTATTTGAGACCATAAAGGAACTATATTTTTATAAAACTTAACAAACAAATTCTTATCTTTTAAGCCTTGGACTATTTTCTCTACAATTTCTTTTCTCATAATGAAAACCCTTTTAAAAATTCAATACATAACATCAATAAAATTACAAAATAAAATAAATTAGTACTTTTTTTAATTATCATATCAGCTCCTTAGACTCTTTTAAAATCAATTCAAATAAATCTCCTACTGAAGTGATATTACCTCTACCTTTATCAAACAAAACATCATACATCCAATCTTTCCAATAAGGCACTTTTCCATCTTTTCTTTGGGGTTTTGCCATATCAGTAAATTTAGCATAAGGCACTCCTATTTCTGCCCAACTATGAATTATAAAACTTTCTCCTTTTTTATAACTCTCAACCTTTGTTTTAATACTATTAACTTGATTTCCACTAATTTTATAAGTAAATCTTCTTTTTAACGGTCTTCTTTTATGGAGGTATTCAACAGGAATAGGAGTACCTAATGCTCTTTTAAGTGCTTTTTTCCAAGCTTTTAAATCTAAATCAAGATTTTTTGCTAAAAGTTCTAATTTATGAAAAGATAAATCGGGTAATTCTTTTTTAAGCCCTACCCAAGCCTCCCCGACTGATTTTTTTATCCTCACATTAGCTATCATAATCTAAATACCCTAAAAGAATTTAACATTTTATCTACAACAGCAGGAACTTCATCATTAACTTTCATACTTTCTCTAATGCCTGTGGATAAAGAAGCTATGTTATCTGTATCTTTTGTTACGTCATTATAAAGTTTTTTTCCTAATAACAATAAACCTGATACCAACCCCTCAGGTATTAAATCAATATCATTATAACCTACCTTATATTCAATTCGCATAATCTGATAGTTCTCTATTGAAAATAAAACAGGCAGATAAATTCTATTTAATTCTCCTATTTCAAAACTTAATAACACATCATTTTCAAGCTCCTCGCCATCAATCGTTATTTTTATAATTTCACTTATTAGACCTTTTTTTGTATAAATAGAGTTACCATAAATTTTATTAATGCGCTCAACTAAATCTCTTTCAAAAATTCCCACATTATAATAGTCATAAATATAACTCTCACTTATAATTAATATTTCTTTTAACAATTCATCTATTTCATCATCTTGAATATCTAAAACTTTTTTAAACTCTATTAACAAATCATCTATAAGAGCCATAACTTATCCTTTTATAAAACTTACAATTTTAGACCAAAAATCAACTATTTTCTTTTTTAGACTTTGCTTTTCTTTTCCTCGTTTGACTTTTGGTATGTAATTCGCTTGTGGTTTCCCTCTCTTTACGAAGTAACTCCTTTTTAGAATTTTTAGTCGTATCTTTAATCTTTTCTATTAAAACAAATTCTTTTGGAAAAGTAGAAAGCAGATATTTACCAAGCTCTTCATCTACAACATACAAACCATCATATCTATTAGGACTAAATAAAATCCCTCTAACCATAATACCTTTACCGATAACTTTAATTTTATATTTCATTATAAATCCTTTTAATAAATGTATTTACTTATATATCAGTATAAAATAAAAGTAAAATTTAATTTAAGAATTCTATTATAATATAATAATAACTTTAAGGGTTTGGACACTTTTGGACAGTAGCAGAAAGCCCTAAAATTCGGACTTTTAACAACTTGCAAACATTTATAATCAGTAAAAAATGTCATTTCGGCGGTCAAGAGTTTTTTATAATTTTTGTAAAAAACTCTTGACATAAAGTTAAAAGTGTTTTATAATTCTAAGCATAAAACAAAAAACAAAAGGAGAATTGAAAATGAAAAGAGATTTTAATATTTTAAAAATATATCAAAGAGAAATAAATTGCAGACCAAAAGTTGTTAAAAACAAAAAGAAATATACAAGGAAAGTAAAGCATAAAAAAGCTTTACTAAACTTTTAAATCAGGCTCACCACCAAGTGGGTCTGTGCTTCCTACATTTGTAGGTTTGTTTTGCCCTTCTGAACTATTTTGACTCATTTTTACTAAATCTTGAAAGAATTGTGCTTCACTTCCTGTTAAAAATGCAGGAACAACATTTTTGTCAGCTCCTTCAAAATCCATTTCTGGTAAATCAACTAAATCTCTTGCCTCATTTAATGTAGCAAGTCCTGTTGCAAACAATGTTCTTGCACTATCAGCTTTTACATCAAGTGCAGTATCAAGTTCTGTTATTCTTCCAAAATCAAACTCAAAATAATATTTTCCATAACCAAATTGTTTCCCTAAAAAGAGATTAATTTGGTCTTGTATTCTATAAAGATAAGGTCTGACTGCAGTATTAAAAACAACTTTCATTAATTCTTGAGGTTTTCCTGCACTTTTATCTTCTCCTCCTAAAACAAGAGAATTTAATTTAAAAACTCTTAAAACTCTTTTTTCACTTATATCAAGGCTATCTAATAACATTGCGTCTCTTGGACTTGCTTGTACTGTTTTATAATCCATTTTAGCGGGTAAAACAGCAATTCCTCTTCTCTCACTTCCTCCTTTACCATATAAAGCATTGAATTGGTCTCTTAATTCATCTATTTGTTGAGGTGTTAGAGCATATTCTGCTTTTAAAATACCAGCTAAAATTACACTACCCTCATAAAACTCTTTTAAACTATCAATAGCGTCCTTTTCTAAAGTTAAAGTGTCAAGTAAAGGTGCTACACTCGGCAAACCGTAATATGCATTATTTAATGTTGGGTTAATAATCCAAATAAGTTCGTTTTCTTTATAAGCAATTTGGTCATTATAAATATACCCTTTAATAAATTTAGAGGCGTCAGGTACAACTTGCACTAAATGTGGTTGGGTTAAAAACCAAGTTTCATAACTTCCTTTAACGTTTTCAAAAGTTAAAGGCGCTACCCCTGAAAGTAATAAACCTTGAATTGCAAGTTCAATTATAACTCCCCAGGACCAAAAAGGATTTGGTCTATATTCCCATTCTGCTAATTTTTTATCTTTAACAGGCAGTTTTTTACCCGATTTATCTAACCTATAAAGTCTTGGGATTGCTTGTCCTCCAGCTTTTGCGATATAATCAACTGCACTAAAAACAAGCTCACTTGTATGAAAAGTGTTTTCCATTCCACTTGTAGCAAGTTGATTGTTACCTAATTTATAATCCTCAGCTATTTTTTTATTTGCTTTTGTTGCCTTTGTGTCCATATAAACTATTGTTTGTTTTTCTGTTTTTATATCCTTAGGTTTTAAAAAATCAAATAATCCCATTTATATTCCTTTTTGTTATTTTACTATTAAATATATCAGTATAAAAAACAAAAGGAGAAAAAATGAAAAAGAAGAAAGAGCGGAAGCTCAATTGAAGCTTGTTTTACAAACCTCAATTGAACGCCCATTTCAGGCGTTCTAAATCAAACACCCATTTCAGGTGTTTTAAATTGAACACCCACCCCAGGTGTTCTACTATTATATCGGAAATTAAACTAATCTTAATGACACATAATTTCCAACATAAGTTTTTTCACTTAAAGTAGCATCTGTGGTAAATAAAGGAAAATGTTTAATGCTTAAAGTTTCTTTAAAAAATTCACTAAAATAAACTTTTCCGTCTATTTCCTGTCTTAACCTAAATCTTAATTGGTTTGTTCTCCCCCATTGTCTTGTAGCTCCAATAAAATCAAAAAGAACTTCATTTTTAGTAAAAGCATATAAAGGATAATAACTGCCCCTTCTGTTTTGAGAAACACTACCTCTGTTTCCTGAATTATTAAAGTTTGTGTTTTTATCAAATCCCCATACTTCTAATTTTATTCCATCAGGAAAATCTTTCCCTAATTCAAAACCACCCGCAAACACAACATTAAAAAACCTTTTTTGTATTGTATATGTGTCACCTGAATTAAAACTTTGATAAGTAACATCCCAACTTGTTAAATCACTATCATTCATAATTGCACTTTTTAAAAAACCATTCCCGTTAAATGCGTCTATATAAGATGTTTGAGGGATAAGGGCATTTCTTGCTTTAACATAGGAATTTCCTTCCTTTCTTGCCAATCTTAAATTGTATTGTCCGCCATATTTTAAAGGCTCTTCATAGACTATTTTAACAACCCCAGAAGGCGCACCATCTGGAAATTCTAAATGTTCTACATAACCGGCAGGATTAATCACTTGTCCGTGAAAATCCCAATCTTCAAACAATTCGTCATTAATATAAACTTTTACTAAATCTTTTTTTGGAAAAATAACTTGTCTTAAAAACAAACGATTTTTGCTGGATAAATTATCCGTATGATTATAAAATACCATCACATTCTTTTTGCTGTTTTCAGCTCCAAAAGGTATTAAATGTTCATTATTTATTGCGTCATTTACGCTTTCATAAGAAATTGTATTATCTCGTACAACATAATATTTTAATTCAGTTCCATTATCCACTATAACAAGCTGGTTTAATTGATAATTTTTTAAACTTATATAATCATTGCTTTTTAAAACCGGTAATTTATAATGAGTATAAGTTGCCATTTTTTCTCCTTATATTATTTTCATTAATTTGTAATGTCCTACAAAAGTATTGACATTATCTTCAGGGTCTGTTGTAAAAACAGGAAAATTACGCACACTAACTACACTTGATAACCATTGACTAAACAAAACATCTCCAGAATTATCAACTTTAATCATTCTAAAATGATATACACCGTTTTTGTCTAAATTATAAATTTTATTTCTTGTAAATTTTCCTACTGGAACTAACCTACCTTGTGCCTCCTTGTTATCAGGAATATGTTTTTTAGCTGGTGATTTACTGTCTCTTGCCCAAACTTCTATAACAAAACCATCTGGCAAATCAGTTTCTTTTGGAAACTCAGCTATATAGGCTAAATTTGGACTTGCTTTTTCTACATCAATTGTATAATCACGATTATTGACGCCTTTATAATGACAGATGTAACGCTCAAAACCATAACTTGTATTAACTAAATCTACACTATCTAAATAATATCTAATACCTCCTTGGTCAGTAATAAATTTAGTTATCATTTTTGGTCTTGAAATTATAAAATTTGCACCTTCTTTTCTATATAAAACAAGCTTATAATCTCCAAGACCGATTGGCTCAACATATTCAATTTTTATTTTATCATCATCGTTTAAAGCAGAATTAAACTTTAAATGAGTTGTATAATCTGGATTTAAACTTTCAACTTGGTCGCCAAAATCCCAATCTTCAAACACCTCATCATTAACATAAACTTTAATTAAATTTCTACTTTTATAAATATATCTTTTTAAAAACAACAAATTTTTACCTGAAATATCTTCCCCTTTTCTGTAAATAAAAACTTTATTAGTCGGGTCAGCACTTAGATTAAAACTAAAAAGCTCTCCTGTTGAGGTATCCACTCCAATTACATAAGGGTTATTAGGTTTTGCTTTAGGATTTTTACCATATGCATAAAAAATAGGATTATCTTCTTTTGTAAATTGATAATTGGTTTTTTTAACAATAAAATAAGGACTTAAACTTCCAAAATCATCACCTAAAACCACATCATATTGAGCATTATCACCATAAGCACCTACTACAAGTTGTGTGTCAGTTAAATTTCCGCCTTTCCCAGCAAGATAAGTTTGGTAAAAATTATCACCATACATTGTTAAGAATACTTGTTTGGCATACGGGTCAGCTGATGTAGAGGCAGTAAAACTTGCTCCTGTATAATTATCATCATTATTTGTATTTGTAGCATTAAATTCTACAATACCATAAGCATTTCTTTCAATATAAACTCTTTGGACGTTTTCGGTGTTTTCATTAGGTACTAATTGTTCCCCTATGCCTGTATCTGCGTCTTCTTTTTTCCAATAAGTTTTAGTATCAATAATATCACAAATATCTTTAGGTGTGTATCTCCTCACTTCATTAACTTCACAAGGATTTTGTTTTTCGGCGTCTGATATTTTATGTATCTGAACTCCAAGATAAAACCAATTTGGATTACCTTCATCATCTGTTCTTGCCTCATATAAACCAGCTTTTTTCCTATTGAAAAAAACCCAAGTTCCTGTTGCTTTTTGTACTAACCATTGCTCACCGAGATGGTCTGCTGGGTCTGGCAAATCAGCATAAGTTTCAACTTCGCCTTCCCAACCATCAAAATTTGCATTACCTCCTAAGCTAACTTCAACCCAACTAAGCAAATCGTCTTGTAATTGCCAAAATTTTTGGTCTTCTTGATTATAAACAACCATTCCTACTTTTTTTCTTAAGTCAGGAATGTTATCACGTTCTTCAGTTGTTGCTACAACACGAAAACCACCTTCTAAATGAATATCCTCAATTAACGGATATTCACCACCGCCTGTATCAAATTTACCTGTTATTTTAATTGCCATTTAAAAACTCCTTAACTGATAGTACTATCTAATGAACTACCTTGTTGATAAGCAGTTCGCAATACTTTATATTCAATTGTAATACCATAATCATTTGTTATATTTATATTATCCAAATAAGTAAAATCAACAGCAAAACCAGACTCATTGTCACGCCAATCATTGATATTTCCCCATTCAGCTGGATAAATAACATAACAATATTTATTTGTGCTTCCTATTGAAAAACTATAATGTCCAGCATACCCACTTTTCAAGGCACTGTTTTCAAGATTTTTAACCTCATCTTCAGTTAATGTATCATTCACTGAAGTTCCCCAATAAACTCTTGCCCTCCAATAAACACGAAAATCACGGCTAAAGATTTGCCCTTTTGTATTAATTCCACTAATTCTCCAAGTATAAGAACTGTTAATTCCGCTTGAAGTTTTATCGTCCCCAATATCTAAATCTTCCTGTCCATCGTTTGCTAAATTATCACCTAAAATCGCATTAGCATTTACATCTTTAATTCTAATTGAGTTTTCTTGAATGTTTTCTGAATGACTTGTAGTCCATTTAAAAGTTCTAACTCCTCCGTTTATAACTTGGCCCACTTCTAACTGCGTAACTTGTCCATCAATATAAAAACTTGTAAAAGCAGGGTATTGATAAGGAAATAAAATCATTTTTAAAACTTCACAAGGTTGTAGCCCGTTTATATCCGTTCCTGCTTCTAAACCTCCGTGTGTTTCAGGCACTGTATCCTCAGTTTGCATAACACAACCAGCTTGGTCTCCTACCCCTATATCTGGATAAATTATAGAAAATTTATTATTTGCCATACTCAGCCTTTATTAGCATTTATACATATATCAGTTATATTACTCTTATAAAAAATTTTAAAATTTTTGTAAAAAACTCTTGACATAAAGTAAAAAATATTTTATAATTCTAAATGTAAAACAAAAAACAAAGGAGAAAATATGGCAACAATTAAACAACTTGGAGAAATTAAAGTAGTAGAAATTAGAGGGGTTGGAGAAAACATCTCCGACGAAACTAAAAGAATTTTTTTAAGTAAAAGTGGGTTAAAAATAATTGAAGAATATGAAAGAACAAAAGAAAGCAATCCTGAGGAAGCACCAAGCTGGGAAGATGTTATTAACAAGCTTGAACTTTATTTTAACAAAAACAACAAACCTATTTTAACTGCTAAAAAAGATAAAACAAAAATAACAATTAACAAATATATTGAAAGCAGTTATAGGGGAACTTCTTATATTGAAGAAACAAGTGAAGGAGTTACAATAGTTAGCGCAACAGGTGCTGGAAGACTTGGTGAGCATACTGAATTTATTGCTACTATACCAGAAGGATGTTATGTTATTGTTTATAGTGGTGGGAGATATCACAAAGGTTGGACTTGTTTTAAAAATGTAGAAGGAGAACTTAAAACTTATGAATTTTACAATAGAGGCAAATATGTAGAAAAACCTGATTATGAAGACGCTAAAATAGCTTTTGGATTAATGGATTGTGCTTGTGAAGATTAATTTTTACACGACCTGAATTTGTAAATTTTGCAATTTCCACCACCCACTTGTTAAATACCTTAAAGCACCTACGGACAAATCAAAATGTCCGTCCTTGTTTCTTTCTATTGTTTTTCCATTGCTATTTTCTTTCCAATGAGCTAATTTTAATTCTTCAATCAATTGCATACAATTTTCTGATATGAATAATTTTCCTTTTTGAAATGCCGTGTTAATGTCCCTAATGCTTTCTACTAATTGAATTGGTGCGGGTTGTGTATAGTAACTATAACTATACGCCATATCTGCCATTGTCAAACTTGCACTTGGGTCACAAAATCTTACAATCTGCATATCAGGATTTTCACAATATCTTTGTTCTATTTCTCTAAAATGTTTAATGTGCCATTCAATAGGCATTTGCCCCGCCATATATTCATCTAAAACATAAATATTACCAGTCATTGGCTCTATCCAAGCCATAACAAAACTTGTATTGTCCCTAAAACCAATATCAATTCCTACTGCAAACGTATCTTTTGTTGTCATTTTATTTTTTAAATCACTAACTCTAAATACATTTTTTTCTAAATCAAAAGCATAAAATACCTGCAAATCCTCACTAAACCCACTTTGAAACTCACATAAATATTCTTGTTCAAAACTTCTTTTATCAAGTTTTGCTTTTATTGACTCAATCATTTCTTTTGTTATCATAGGATTATCATAAACTGTAACTTTTTTACAAAAATAATCGTTTCTTTGCCCACATCTTTTCCATAACTTATAAAAATCATTATCAAAAGTTCTTGGTGTTCCTATAAAATAAGTTTTAGAAAACATAAAGCCGTTTTCATCAGTACCATAATCGTTTTGTGCTGGTGAAATGTAGGTTTCCCAAATTTCAAGAACATTATTTATACTCGCAGTTTCATCAAAAATAACTAAACTGAATTTATCTCCAAGTGCATTTTCATAATTTTTTTCTGTAACTACACGAAATTTAGCACCATTTTCTAATGTAAATGTTAAACCTTTCATATCCTTTGATTTAAAAGGTAATTGTAGTTTATTTACATCTTTTTCAACATTACTAAAAATAGCTTGTGCATTTGCAAATGTAGGTGTTACTAATAATATACTTGCATTAGGAATTAAAAGTTCTGACAATGCAATTTTTGACATAATTGTAGATTTACCTGCCCTTCTTGACATTAAAAAAACACCAACATTAAAATCAGCTTTTTGTATCCTATCAATTATCTCTTGTTGATATTTTGTAGGTGTAAATTCTAACAATTTTAATACTTTATTATAATCAATTTTTCTTTTTACTTTTTTATAAAGTTCTATTTCTTGATTTACAGGTTTAAATTCTGACATTAAATCTTCCTTTTTAATAGATTGTAATTTTAAGTTATATCAGTATAAAATAAAAGTAAAATTTAATTTAAGAATTCTATTATAATATAATAATAACTTTAAGGGTTTGGACACTTTTGGACAGTAGCAGAAAGCCCTAAAATTCGGACTTTTAATAACTTGCAAACATTTATAATCAGTAAAAAATGTCATTTCGGCGGTCAAGAACATTTTATAATTTTTGTAAAAAACTCTTGACATAAAGTAAAAAATGTTTTATAATTCCAATACAAATAAAAACAAAGGAGAATAAAATGGAATATAGCGTAATAATAAATCTAACTCAACATAAAGCAACTGAAGAACAAAAACAGGCAGGTGTGATAGACCTGCCAGAAAAATATCAAACAAAATTAAGAACACTTTTAACGTTTAATGAATTACCAAATTGTAAAGAAATCACTAATAGAGCTGAAAAAATAGGAGATTTAGTTTTAGAATTTTTATCAGATAATTTAAGTCCTGTTAAAAACGAAGTTGAACAAATTTTAAAATTAGATGAAATTAAACAAATTGAAGAATTTGAAAAACTAAATTTAGGTTTTATGATAGGTGGAGCGCCTTATCTTATGGGCGCTTTAGAAGAAGAACTAAGTTATTTTGGGACACCTTTATATGCCTTTACAAAAAGAATTGTAGAAGAAATAAAAAAATCAGACGGAACAGTAGAAAAGAAAGCAATATTCAAACACGAAGGCTTTGTTCCTGCTTGTATTTAATCTTTTATAACTTGATTTAAAATATTGACAAAAACATTTCCTGTTGTTCCTAATTTTTTTCTTTCTTCTTCTTTCATAATATCATCAAGCATTTTAGCTACATCTAAAATATCTTTGTCAGTAGCATTAGCAAAATCACCTCCTTGTTTTTCAATTTGTTCTATTTTATCTTCTAATGTTCTCATAACAACAGAAACTACAACATTTTTAGCATTTTCTTTTATTTCTTTCATAATTGCATTATAAAAATCTTTAACATAAGGTTTTGATAAAGTTCTACTAATATATTGATATGGCAAACCAAGTTCAATTGCTATTCTTTTATTGCTATAACCTTTTGCTTTCATTTCTACAATATATCTTTCAACTGTTGATAAAGGTTTATCGAAATTAACATTTGTAAATTCTAAAACTTCAGTAGAAACTTTATTGTTTTTAACATTAGCGTCTGGTAAATTTTCTAATTCTTCTTTTTCTACAACTGCCACAGGAGTTATTTCTTTAGTTTCTTTATTCTTCATCAAAATGCCTTTTATTTACAGTATTACTAAATTTAATTACTAAATCTTTAATTACTTCATCTTCTATTTTTATTTTCTTGTTTTTTTCTTGACAAACATTACAACGTGTTTTTAATTCTAATTCTTTTAGACTTTCAACAAAAAATACATTAGAACAAGAGCAAACAACTTCATATTTTTTTAATTCTTCATTATAAACATAATCTAATAAAGGACTAATTTTATCTTTTTTCATTTTAAACCTTTTTATTAATTATAGCTTAATTTCATTTTATTTTCAATTTTTTTATAATTTCTGTTTCTATTAAATATAAAAAATTAGCTCCTTTGTGAGCCATAACACCGCCTATTGCACTTGCTCCATAAACGCTTATATCCATTAAATCATAAGCAAGAATAAAACCTATTAAACCTAAAAAACTTGCATAAAATAAATCTAAAAAATATAAAAAAATTTTAGATTTTAATGATTTATTTTGTAAATCTCTTTGTGTAAAATTAATAGACGTAGCCCAAATAATAAAACCCATTAATAAAATATATGCTTTTATAGAAATTTCATCCCACTTATTTTTCATCTTTTAAAACCTTTATATTTTAATGTTATTAAATATATCAGTATAAAAATAAAAGTAAAATTTAATTTAAAAAACTCTATTATAATATATAAAAACTTTAAGGGTTTGGACACTTTGGACAGTAACAAAAAGCCCTAAAATTCGGACTTTGTTGATAACGTAAATTAAATTTTAGTTGTTTTTTGTTAATTTCGGCGGTATAGAAGTTTTTATTATTTGAGGCAATTTATATTTAAAAAAATGATAAAATTTAACTGCATAATAAAAAAGATAACTTGTAAATTTTCCTACTTTTAAATCTAATAAGCAATTTAAGAAACATTTATCAGCCTTATCGTAGAGTTCTAAATTACAAAGATAATCGTGTAAAATAGCACAAGGTAAATAATCAGGTCTATATTTTGTATAGTTAAAAAGATATGCTATAAAAGGCACACTTGCTCCATCACTTTTAAAACCTTTTGGAATTTTTATGCTCTTATAATAAAAAGGTTTGACAACCTTAAATTTGTTATTTTTTAAAGGTTGTAACCAAACATCGCTATATTTTAACATTTTTAATTCCAAGAAATATTTATTACTTCTTTAATAGAAGTAGCATTATAAATTGCTTTTCTTAAGCTGACTTTTTTACTCCATAAAGTTGAATAATTTATACCAAGTTCTGTTAGCATTTTTTTGACTTCAGCAAGTTCAAGTTCGTGGTCCTGATTATAATAATCACCAACCAACATTGTACTCATACCTAATGTTTCAGCAAGTTCAATTCCCGCTTTTAATTTTTGTATATCTAAAAAGTCGCAATCCATAGTTATACCATTAGAGCATTTATAACCATTTTTAATATGAAAATTAAAAGCTTTTTTAATTTCTTCAATTTTTAAATCTTTAGCTTTTTCTAATATTAATTCTTCATCAGGAATAATATTTCCGTTTTCATCTAATTTATAAAACGGATATAATGCTTGTGGTAAATTATCAGTGACTAAAAAATTTTCTTTATTAATATAATCTTCTTCGTTTGATACTTCAACAGGAATTAACCTTTTTTCATCATTTATAAAAAATACCATTTTACTCTCCTTGAATTAAATATAAAATTTTAACTTCATCATCATTTAAATTTCTTGTGAATATCCTAACATCATCAATTGTTCCGCTTTGTCTATAACCCGCATTTCTGCCCCAACCAAACAAATATAAAGTATCGTTAAAAACCATACTATATCTGTTAATTGTGCCACAGTTTTGAGCTAAGTTTTGCTTTTCACCGTTAAGGTAAATATCGCCATATTCTCCCTTTCTAAAATTAACTGATAAATGCACCCACTGATTTTTATATTTTAAAAAATTAAAACCAAAATTATCGCTATTAGCAGTATTAAAACCAAGTTTTCCATTTCTGCAAATATAAATATCACATTCTTTAAAACCAAATGGCATAGTATAATCCCTGCCATTCCATTTAAACCACATTGAAATATTTAACTCTTCTGTATTTACATTAAAAGGTAAATTTTTTATTTGAATTTGTCCCCAATCAGAATAAACAGCTAAATTTTCTTTACCTTCAACGTATCTTATGCCTCCTACTATTGTTCCTCTATATTTTCCGCTAACATCAAGGACATTTCTATTAAATTTAAACAAAGCAATACCACTACCATCGCCAAAAACATCAACTTTTTCAAAAGGCGGAACATTCATAATTGTTGTTCCTTTATTTCCTACCCAAATGTTATCATTATTATCATTTTTAACACATTCAAACATTTCTGAAGTTTGAATATTATACCATTTAAAACCTTTAAAAGCCGGGTTAAAATTAACAGTAGGATTTTCTAAACTTATAATGTTAGCTATATTTTTAGTAATTTTATCTACTACTTTTAGTTTGCCGTTATTTATTAAATCTCTTGCTTTTTGGTTTTTTACATCTTCTTTTAAATAACATTTATAAACAACATTTTGACGTTCGATATTTAAAATTACAATTAAATCATCTTTTTTTCCGGTTATTAAACTATCTAAATTTTCTATATAAAACATAAAAACTCCTTATTTTAATTAATTTGATATCCCCAAAGTTCGTCTTTATAAACATTACCATTACCATCTGCCCAATAAACAACGAAGCTTGAATTGTCATTTTCTTTAATCCCCCCTAAAACAAAAGTAGGTTTGTCTAACGGCTCTAATAATGCCACTGCATTATCATCATTTGCAATAAAATTAATAAACATCATCGCACGTCTTGTATCGTTGGCTTCTCCGTCATTATTAATTAATTTTAGTCCGTTAGGTAAGTTATAAAATTTAATACTATCTTCATCACAATCAACTTCCATTCTTGTTGCATTATCTATGCTTGTGTATTTTGAGCTTGTAGCTCTAATATGCAAATGTTTTTTGTTATTTGAATTGTTATACCAATCAATCCTTGCTTGTGCCGGATAAGCAGTACCTAAACCAAAATTATAACCTACCCAATTATCAGCACTTGTTGTGTCTTTATAAGCAAGATAAGTGCCACTATCTCCAGCTACAACATCATAAACGTTAATATTTGAACTTGTAACATCTACACCTAAACCAAGTGTTCCTGTTGTCCAATTATATTTTAAACTTTTTCCTAAAGTTGAACTTGCATTGTAATTGTCGTTTTGACTTATAACAACATCGTAATTTACATAATCATTAGTTTTAACAGCTAATGCCTTCCATTCGTTTGAGTTACCTTTTCTTCTAACTATAATTTCTTCAGCGGAATTATCGTAAATTAACTGCCCACCTTTTGGGTATTCGTTAATATCATTTTTCCAATCTTCAATTTTTTGATAAACAACATCGTGTGAATTTGCAGGTAAATAAACCCAGCTATCACTCCATAAAACAAAACCTGAATATTTAATTTCTTTATTACCAACTAACGAAGTTTTACCTTTAAACCAACCAAAATGTCCATTTGAATTATAAATAGCAAGGTTTTGATTTTCATAATCAATCCAATAATAACCATCTTCGGGTGTTCCTTGTCCTGTGGCTGGGTATCCTGTGACATAATTAAAGCGATTATCCATAGAACGATTAAAATCCCAACCAAAACCATCACGTGCTTTAATTGCATTTGAACGACCACAATATAGATTGTAATTATTTGTATTTCCATCAATAGAAATACCAGCACCAATGACACCATATTGATTAACAGCAAATTGAACTTGTGAGGTATAAGCTTGTATAATTTTTTCGCTATGTGTAAAAATTCTCAATGGTGTAACACCATTATTATCAACAGTTGTATCAATATTTAGTGCTGAATTTGTACCTTGTGGGTTATGTTGTAAATATGGACTTGTTACAGCTTTGTCTCCGTTAATTTTATATAAAAACTTTCCATTTTCACCTTCAATTGTTGTTCCGTATTTTATTTTTAAAAGTTGTCCATTATCAATTGCGTCTGTTACACTTACTCCAACAACATCATTTGGATTAGCTACTAAAACATAATATTCAAAAATATCTTGGTCTGTTTGGATTTTTAAAATTTCACCTTTTCTAAACTTATTAAGCCCTGTAAATTGAATATCAACTACTGCAAAATTACTATGGGTGCTTATAGACATTTTGTCTCCTTATATTGCTACTTTAAACATATATCAGTTTAATATATAAGCTATAATAATTATAAAATGTTCTTGACCGCCGAAATGCTATTTTTCATTGTTTGTAGATAATTATAGTTTGTTAAAAGTCCGAATTTTAGGGCTTTCTGCTACTGTCCAAAGTGTCCAAACCCTTAAAGTTATAATATATTATAATAGAGCTTTTAAAACAAAATTTTATTTCTATCTTTACTTTTATTTTGCTTTTTGTTATAATCTTTTAAAGATTTATAATTTATAAAAAGGAGTTGTAGAATGATGAATGTAAGAAAAGAGAAAAGTAGAATTTTAACAGGAAATGATGTGATGAAAGAAAAAAAAGAAAAAATTTTTAAAGAAAAAACTTTAGAAATTTTATTTGTTAGAAAAACAAAAAAAGGAGAAATTTTAGCAACCCGACCGGATAAATTTGAAGATTTAATTGGGTTGCTAAAGAATTATACTATATTTATATATACTTTGTCAATACAAAAAGGACAATTTTTATCTATTTTTAATAATATTTTATTTTTATTAGATAGAGCTGATAAAAATGATGTTTTTATCAAAAATTTTAAACATTTAATTTATGATTGGGCAACTAATAAAATTACAACAGACGAAATTGCAGATAATTTTATTTCTTTTTATGAAGCCTTAACAGCTAATCATTTTGAAAGTAAAGGTTTTAGTTTTGTTGCTAATCCTTATAAAGTAACACAATATGATAAAGCAAGACCTAATACTAAAAATGGAAAGTTTTATAATATTTATAGAAAAGGTTATGAAGAAAATTTAGGTCTTGCTTTTGATAATGAAGTTTCTCTTGTTACTGCTTATTTCAAAATGCTTATAAATCCTCATTGTGCGTTTTATATTCCTAATAATAAATATTCTAAAAATTCTTTAAGATTTGATATTGATGATAAAAGTTTAAGTTTAGAAGAAATAACTTTATTAAGCAAGGCAACTATGAATGCTTTAAGTTTTAACGGACAAGTAGTAGTTTTAGAAACTACAAAAGGTTATCAAATTAGTATTTATATTCCTGTATTTTTTGTTAAAACATTTTTTGATAAAGATGATTATGTAGTTAGTGAAATTTTTGGTAAAAAAAGAAAAGTTACAAAAGCATTTTACGCTTATCAATTTGTAGTTAAAAAATTTATTGAAAAATTTGAATTTTTAGCAAATGAATTATATGAAGTTAAATTAAAAATTGATAAATTTGCAGTCGAACAAGAAAAAGCAAGAATTTGGAGGAATTTTCAAGCTCATAATTATAATACATTTTCAATAACTGAAAATGATAGGACTACTATTTTTGATTTAGCTGGGGAATTTGAAAAAGAAGAAGAAAAAAAAGAAATAGTTAATTTATTTGAAGCTAAAACAATGAGTTATGCGGGTTTTAAACAAAAATTTTATAATGTTTATAAATTTTCTAAAAAATATAAAGTAAATTTACCAGCTGTTAATTTAGAAATGGTAGGTAAATTTAGTGAAAATGCTGAAATGTTTTGGCTAACTAAAGCTTTAACTCATAAATTTATTATAAATTATAATCATTTATCAAATTTTAATATGCTTTTATTAGAGCTTTTCACTGCTATTGAAAATGATTTAATGTTTGTTTATGGTAATGAAAATGTTAAAGATGTTGTTTGGGATGTTTATGATTTTTATTTAGAAAATATGACAAAATACTTAAATGGACAAAAAATAGCAAGAAGTAAAACATTTAAAAAAATTACTGAAAGTTTAAAAGTAATTAAAAATGCTCCAGAAAATAAAAAAGAAAAGTTACAACAAGTTAAAATTGAAGTAGAAAAATTTGTAAATAATAAAGAAGATAAATTATCAGTTAGAAAATTAGCTGATTTAGTAAAAAATGTAGGGCTTGATTTTTCAAAATCTACAATCCATAATTACATTAAAAATGAAAATATGGATATTTTAGTAGAAATAATCGATATTTTATTAGAATATGTTATTATTTTAATGAACGGCAATAAACAAGAACAAGAAAAAGCAATTTTATTATTAAAAATTGCTGATGAATTTCAAAGTGCTGTTAAGTTAATGGTAGTTATGATAAATCAAGGTTTGTTTTTACATAATGAAAAATTAAAAAATTATTTTTACTACAATAAAAAGGAATGAAAATGCAAATAACTAAAACAAATCTTTTAAATCTTATTACAAATGACCCGATAATTTCAAAACTCTGGGAGGAAGGGTTAGCGTGGTTTGATTATTATAAAGAAAGAAAAGAAGAAAATGGTATGAGTTATGAAAAATATATGGTATATATGGATTTACGTCAAAAATGTATAGAGTTAAAAAAAGAAAATTTAGATAAAAGAGAAGAGAAAATTATAAAAGATTTTGTTGATTTTTATTTTAATTAAAAAGGAAAAATTATGGAATTAATAAAAGCAGATTGGTCATTTGGTTTAAAAAATTTAAAATCACAAAATATCTCACTTACTAAAAAGCAATACGATGTTATTACACCTATTGTATTGCCTTCAAGAAATTATGATGAAATTAGAAGTGCATATGTTAAATCAGTGCAGAAATTAAGAAGGTATTATAACGCACCTGTTTTTTCTACAATGAAAATTGTGTATTTTAATAATATGAGTTGGTTTATTTATTCTAAAGCTTATTTAGAACAATGGTTAGAGTTTATGTTAAGAGAAGCAAATATCAAATTAAATGATTATATTTTTGAGCCACATAAACTATCTGAAAAAGTAATTAAAAAGGAAATTAAGTTTTTTATAAAACCAAAAGAAAAAGCACAATTTGATTTAGTTAAAATTTTTTATAAAGATAAAGCTATCGGATATAAAGTTGAAAACGAAGTTTTAAAATATAAGGAGATAAAATAATGTTATACAGAAAGGTTACTTTTGAAAGGTTAAAATTTTTATTAGAAAATTTAAATAAAAATGTTGAGGTTGTTGCTTATGTTTATGAGGATAATTGTAAAGTTGTTTTAAAAATAGGTAGTATTTTTTATGAAATAAAAGAAAAAAATCCAATTTTTGTCAATAAATCGAATAAATTTTATAAAATAATAAGGTTTTTAACCGAAAAAAACATAAAAAAGATAAAAAAATGTTAAAAATTTCTCCGATTTTTGCATTTTTTAAAGAAAAAAAGATAGAAAATTGGTTAAATCAACAAAAATTTAAAGAAATTGCTTTACTTTTTTATAAAATAAAGCAAAAAGAGCTTGAAAATTTAATAGCTGATTATAATGAAATAGAAATTTTAATGAGTTTTTTTAGTTATTTAAAAACTTATAACAAGTTAGATTATTTTTATGTTTTACATAAAGAAGACAAAATGTTTGGCGTTTTAAGTTTTGATATTAATGAAGGCGACTTATATTTTAAAAAAGGTAAATATATGATATTTACTCAAACCGGTGTTATTGGTGGATTAAACGAATTTTGGTTTTTGTTAAAACAATTCAAAATAAAAACCAAAGAAATTATTGAAATTGAAAAACCAGATTTTTATATTTCTTATTTAAAAAATGTAAAACATAATGATAGATTATTTAGTTGGTTTATTAAAGCATATAATTTAAAAACAAAATTACATTATAATTTAAAATTTGTAGGAGAATAAAATGAAAACAAATTTGATTTTATCTGATAAAAAACTTGGAAAAGAAAATAATCAAAAAATTGTGGATTTAATAAGAGAACTTTATCCTTATTTATCAATAGACGCAGTAGCGAATTTAACAGGTTTATCAAGAACTAAAGTTAAAGAAATTTTAAAAGCTAATAATATTACAAAAGAAGAAGACCCGAGTTGGTATATAAATATTCCGATTGTAATTTGGTTACCAAAAAAATTATATGATAAGATTGATATAGAAAATTTAAAATTTATTGAAAAATAGCTTGACATATACATAGACAAAAGTTATAATATTTATACAAAAAATTTTAAGGAGAAAAAATGGAAATGACAACTTCAGTTTATCTAAAACAACTGCTAACACCAGAAATTGTTTTAGCGATTTGTAATAATAAACCAACAAAAGTTAAAAATGAAATTCCGCTGTTAGCGGTTTTGACAAGAAAACTTGTTAAAGAAAAAAATTTAAAAAAAGATATAGAAAATTTTTGTGCTGTTGTAGGTTATGTAGCATATGTTGAATTTATGTTTGTTGAGGAAGATGATTATTTTGATGTAGATATGCTTGATAATGCTTTTTATCTTTTAGTTGGTAAAATAGAAAAAGCAGGTATAGCTAAAGGTTTTATTAAACAATTTATCATAGATTGTTTTAAATCTTATTTTGGTATAAGTGATAAAACGATTGATACACTAATATGGAAATACCAAGATAAAAAAGAAAAATTACCTCAACAAATAGGAGGAGCAAATGTTAGAGCGTAAATTTAGTTGCTATCAAATCCAAAAAATAATGGATTTGTTTTATTTTAGAAAAGCTACAATTACAAAAATAGCAAAATATTTTAACGCAAGTTATAAAACAATTCAATATATAATCCAAGGCAAAACTTATAGGAATTGTTGGCGTTATGATAGATATGGTTGGGAGAATGAAGAAGATTTTAAAAGAGCGTATGAACATAGAAAAAAAGAAAATGTTAGGTTATATGGTAACGGGCGTAAAAGCCAAAGCATTGAAATGATGTTAAAACAATTAGAAAAGGGAAAAGTTTGAAAATCATTTGGGTAGTAAAGTGCAAAAAGTGCAATGATGAAATTGAACGTGGTTTTTGTAAATGTGGAAATGTTGGGGTAAGGAAAAAAGGAAACCAAATTTTAGCTTTGTTTTGTGATGATTTAACAACTTGTAATTTAAAACAAATTGTTAAAAATAAAAACTTAATAATAAAAGAAAAAAGTTGGTTTCCTTTTAGTTTTGCTAAAGTTGAAAAAATAAATATGGAGTTAGATTATGAATGATTTAGTTTTAGGTTTAACTTTATTAAGTTTTTATGTTGGTTTATTTTATATAATTCAAGAAATTTTAAAGGAGCATTAAATGAGTAAATTAAGAGAAATTTTAACACCGTTTTTAATAATTTTATTTTTAGTGATTTTTGGTTTAGCGGGGTTATTATTATATGGTGTTTTAGGGTATCTTTTATTTTTATTTATAAATACAATATTTTATAGTGGAGAAATACTTGCAAATGCAAATTGGGAGGTAGTAGTTTTAGATTTAAAAATGGTTGTATTTTTGGGTTTAGCTGGTTTTTTGGTTTTTTTAATTGCTTATTTTGTAAATGAAAATTAAAGGAGAATAAATGAAAATTAGAGAAAGTTTCAATCTAAACGAAATAAAAAATCTTGTTTTTGACGAAAAAACGAAAGCGGTTTCTTTCGTTTATAATAATAAAAAAGTAACAGGTAAATTGATTTTCTTTTATAAAGGCGAAAACATATTAGTAATTGAAAAGGAAATAAAATGGTGTGGTTAAATATTGAGAATATCGGTTTTTTAAAAGTTAGTGATATTAGTTATATTGGTGAAGTTAGTTTAATTGATTTTGATGAATATACTAATAAAAATTTGTATGGTTTTGAATTAGTAGTTGGTGGTGAGCTTTTACCTTTAATTTATGAAAACAAAGAAAAAGCGCTAAAAATTCATAGTGAAATTAAAAAACAACTTTTGATGAGCGCTAAAATAATTAAGTTGGAGGTTTAGATGAAAATTTATAAATTAGGTGGGGATGTTTTTGATTTATCTAAGATTGAAGTTGTAAGTGAAATTGAACAGGTTGGGCTTGATTATAAATTTAAAGTAATAGTAAATGGAATTACACTTGCTTTTATTGATGATAATTTAGAAAAAGTTAAAAAAGAAAGAGAAAAATTAATAAAGGAGTGGAAAAATGAAAACCGCAACAAGCTTGAGTTTTTTAGAAAATCTAAAAAGTACAGAAATAAGTGAGGAACAAGAAAAACAACTCATAAAATTTTATGAGTTGTTGTTTGAATATGAGAAAGAAATAGATAAATTAAGAGGTGAAAACAACATCTTGTTTATACAAGAAGAAGATAATGAATTTTTAGCTTATTTTAGCGGTGTCTATTTTTTACCAATAGATAAAGAGAAATTTTTTAGTTTTAGTTCAGATGATTTAATTATAATTGGTGAGTTTTTAGAGGAGGCTTTAAATGATTAAATTCATAAAACGCTATGTTTGTGATGGGGATTTTAAAGATGATTTTGAAAATAAAGTGGTTTTTTATCAAGTTTTAGTTAAAAAACAAAAAGGTGGTTTTGCTTGGAATGATATTATAGTTAAAGGTTTTCTTGTATTTTTAAAAGGTGGTAGGTATGATAGGCATATAAAAGGAATGTACGAATTGAGCGAGGAAAAATGGCAAGAACTTGAAAACTTATTGTATGATACGGTCGAAAAAATTGATTGTAAAGAAGAAAGTGAATTTGAAAGTTATGAAAAAGGTTTGGTTGGAATAACTTTACCAGAGCTTCACCAATTTTTAGAAAAAAACGGAAGGAAAGTAAAATGAGAATTGTTGCCCTTCTTTTCGCTCTTTTTTCGCTATCTTTTAGTTGGGATTTGTTATGTATTGTAGGTAAAAAAGGTAATAAGTGGTATAACGTTGAAGTGCAAGAAACTTTTCATTGTAGTTATGATGTTTTAGAGAAAAATGCGGTAGAAAAAAGCAAAAAAGGCGATTTGTTTATTTTTAAAATGCCTGATGGTAGGGTTATGTATTGTGAAAGCGATTGGGTTTGGAGTTTTAGAAATTTTGTTATTTTTGGGCGTGATAATTTTAACGAAAAGTTTTGCGAGGAAAAATAACAAGAATTTTTTTGAAATGTTATATTAACATAATGTTTTTACTCTGTATATACTAAGCTAAAAAATAGTAATTGTTAGGTAATAGAAAGTCCGCCGGTTTGTTGAGCGGTCGGCAATCAAGGACCTCCCCCTTTTTTTGTTTGCTCCAGGTTCTTTCCATTTTGTTTTTATTTGGTGACAAACACTGATTTTTTACTTAACATAATGCATATTCTCTTGGAGAAAAAGCATTGTTTTCTTAAAGAAAATTTAAGTAGAAATAACGATTTTAAGTTTTGTTTAAGCTATTTATAAAAAGTTTTTTATTACTTGGAGGTGATTTTTGCTAAAAACACAAAATAAGTAGGTAGTTTATATAATAAGCGACAGGCACGATTTTTCGGTCAGTTTGTGTTCAAAAGGGTAGCGTTCTACAATAAAGGTGCAAAAAATGGTGCGTTTAGTAGGTCACATTGTAGCTTATATTTTCATTGCAAGTAGCTTATATTTTCATTGCAAGTAGCTTATATTTTTTGTTTTAAAAAAATTATATCTTATAGTCTCTGGCACTAACTTGATTAAAAATAGAGAGAGAAAGGGGAGGAGATTTAATATTCGTTTTTTATTTTTAATTTTTTTATAAAATTAAGCCATCTTTTTTCTTTTATTTCTTTAAATTCACCTTTATCATACCAATACCATTTTTTAAGCTTCCTGTTATAGAAAGCTTTTTCATTTAAAATTAAAAATTTTTCAATATCTTTCCACAAATATTTTGGGAGATGGTCGTCAGCTGCCCATCTCCCATTGTTATACAAAAAAATGTTTCCTCCTTTACTAAAAGAAGGTCCTTCAAATACATACCATACTCTTCCCATTTTATCGTTGTCTATTTTCCACTTATACTTTCTCAGCTCAATTTGTATGTTTAACATTTTTTCTCCTTTTTAGTTAATTAATTCTGTAAATAAAAAATATTTTATCATCTACTATAAATTCTCTTTCTTCGCTGTCATAAGGAGCAAGGATACTCCCTGCTCCGTCTGACAGCAAAACATCCTCAATCCAGGCCTCTACATCTATGTAATATTGTAGAGGCTCTGGGACTTCTGGAGCATAACACTCTTCATAAATTTCAGATAGTTTGTCTTTCGCAAACTCTTTAACAGCATCATAATTATCAAAAATTAGAAATTGACGACAACTGCAATCAGTGAAGAGATAATTACTTTTTTCATAAAATCTACAATTTTTTATTTCTTTTGTAGGTATTTCAAAAACTTTTGCTAAATTTTTTAAATCTTCTCTACTTTTAATGTTAAAAAACTCTATAATTTCTTTAAAAGTTAATTCTTTCATTTTATTCCTCCTCTTTTTGTTTTTAATTTTTCATCAATTTTTTCTATTTTTTCTTTAGTATTCTCTACATATTCGACAATTTTAGCTAAAATTTTTTCAAGCTCTTCAATCTCCTCAATTTTAACAAATAATTTTCCTGAATTCACGTCATAATAAACGTGAGGAAAATCATTATAATCAATTTTTGCAATAACCTCGTCAGCACCTGCTCTTCTTATAATGAATTCATCAGTAAATTCATTGTAAGTTACATTTAGAGATTTTAAAAATTTATTTAATTTTACTTCAAATTTCATTTTCGCTCCTTTTGTTTTTTAATTTTTAGCCTCTCAGCTTATATAAACAGACACTCCATCTGTTTATATAAGCTGAGAGAAGAAGAGTGTTATTTAAAACACTCTTCTTCTTCCCTTAATCTTTCTTTATACCACGAAACCCATTTTTGTGGGTTTCTTGGAGCTATTACCCAGCTCCAATTATATTCTACTACTACATCCCCATCTCTTTCAAAAGGGGTAGCAAATTCAACTGCCACCCAGTCATTAATTATCTCAATAGAGCGGAAAATTTCCGCTCCTTCTATTTTATTTTTTACTTTTCTCATTTCTTTTAATATTTTTTTAGCTTCTTTTAGTGTTATTTCTTTCATTTTCGCTCCTTTTGTTTTTGTTTTTGTTTTACACTTAGAATTATAAAATATTTTTTACTTTATGTCAAGAGTTTTTTACCTTTTTTCAAAAATTTTTAAAAAATTTGTTTGCTTATAAATTGTATATACATTATATATAAAAAATAGCTCCAAAAAATTTAAGTGCTAAACACCAAAAATTTTGTATTACTAATTTTTGTAAAATAATCAAATTTTATTCAATAATATACTATTACCGGTTTTTCAGCAGATTTTGAAAAGTTTATTTCTAATTTCTATTACTGGTTTTTCAGCAGATTTTGAAAAGTTTATTTCTAATTCCCTAAATTTCGGGAAGTTTAAATTTTCAATCTCTTGTAAATTGTGCCAAATTTGTTTTTATAAAGCTTTTATTTGTCTTTTAATTTTTATCAAAAATTGTTAATAAGTTAGAGAAAATTTTAATTTTAGAGCTTTTTGTTCTAAGATAAAAAAGATATTTACAATATGCCCTACTAAACGTATTTTTTTATATTTCTTATTAATTATTTTATAACTAAATTTTTGTTTCATAGAGATTTCTTTTTAAAAATATAAAATTTAATCTTAAAAAGAAATATTAATTTAAAAGATAAATTTATAACATAAATCAATCTTATGTTTTATTTTTCTATATTTTAAAATTTTATTTTATTTTAAAATAAAATAATAAAAGATAATGAAGTAACAAGAGGGAAAGAAAAAGAAATTTAATTTTTATATTTTATTTTAAGAAGAACTTTTTAAGGGATTTTTAGTAATTACTAAATCCTCAAAATTATCTGCTTTATCTTTATCAACTCTAAACTCTTTAAATCTTGGAAAGTCCATAACTAATTGCTTTTCTTTATCTGCATTTATTATACAATATAAATCTGTATAATAAATTTCTACAAGTTTTCCAATTAATTTGTTTCCGTCAAGTTCTCTAATTTCATCAGTTAATCCGCTTCCTACTTTGATTTCAAATTTTTTATCTTCTGTTTGGCAAATAAATCCACCTATTTTACCTTTATATTTTCCTTCACCTTCAAACCAATCTACAATTTTTAAAGTGCAACTTTCAAGTCCTTTATATTTAATCCATTTTTTACTTCTTTTTTTCTCATAAACTCCACTTAAATCTTTAAGCATAATCCCTTCACCATTTTTATTTCTAATTTCATCAAAAAAATCTTTAACTTGTTTAAAGTTGTCACACACAAATTGCTCAACTAATTTAATAAAATTTTTATCGTTTGAATTTTTGACCCCCCTTAAATTTTGACCCCCCTTAAATTTTGACCCCCCTAAAATACGCTCAAGTCTAACCCGCCTATCTTTCAAGGGCGGACAGTAGGATTTAAGATTATTCCACTCTCTAATTGTGAGATAATCAAAACAATAAAAACTAAGCTCTTGTTTTTCTTGTTCTGTTGCAGTTTCTTTTAACACTTTATTAACTAAACCGCTTGTTTCTTGTCTTGTGTTTGCAAGTAACTCACCGTCATAATAGCCGTCAGGTTTATTTTTTAATTCATCAAAAATGTGTGGTAAATTCAAAACACTACCGTTATAAGTAACTGCATTTATTTCATTTTTGTTTTTATAAATAAGACATCTTACACCGTCTAATTTTTCTTCTACTGCAACAGGAAATTTAATCTCATTAATATCAATTTTATTTAAATCATATGCTTTCATAATTGTTGTATCAGGGATAAATTCATAACCTAATGCCTCATTTATTAATTTAACTTTAACTCCAATTTTTAATTTTTTAGTTAAAATATCTTGATAATATTTACCTTCTATCCCACAATTAGACAAAAAACTAATTACTTTAGTTTCAATTTCTTTGCTTTTACCTTTTACTTTACTGATATTATCTATTACATTTAAAAAAACTTTTGGAGGCATAATGAAGCCTCCGTGTTTATAAGAAATTTCTGGTAGTTTTTTTATATGTGTATTTATAAAAGGATTAATAAGAATGTTTAACAAATCAAGAAAATAAGGATACTCCTTATTTTCTCTAATAATTTCTATTTTTTTATTTTTAGATTGTGTCATTAAGAGTTTGTTAAAACCTTCTATCCATTTAAAATTTTCTTTTTTCATTTTTTACTTCTCCTTACAGATTTCTCTTAAAAAGCCTAACAACTCATAGCTACCAAGCTCTTCTACAAAATCACTCCAATATAGTTTAAACTCACCTAAAAACATTACGTCTTCTTCTAAATGATTATTATTCATATATGTTATTGGGTAACCGTAACTAATTGTAATATACATTTTTTCACCATTTAAAAATTCCTCTATAACTTCTCTGGCATTTTCATAAATTTTATCATAAGCTTCATCAAAGTCTTTGGCATTAATCCACATTTTTAAACTCCTCTTTTTATAGTCTCCTTTAATTCATTTAAAATTTTTTTTAATTTACTTACTTCATTTTCACAAAACTCTTTAAAATTTTTAATTTTTTCTTTAATTTCTCCTTCATCTGCACCATAAAATACAACTATGTTTTTATTGTTCCAATAATCTGCATTATCAAACCCAAAACTGTCAGGGACATCAATTTCTTTTTTAATTGAATGTCTTTCTTCGCTAAGATAAAATTCTATTTTATGCCCCCTCATATTTAAAATATGAGGGTTAATATCTTTTGTTAAAAATGTTACTTTCATTATACTTCCTTTAATTTACTTCAAATAAATATAGCAAAATCGGATTAGACCAAGAGCCTTCTTCTTCTGATAAAAAGAAAAATTTATTCCCTTTTTTTATTAATGTAATATCTTTTCTTGCAAAATATTTGTTTAGCAATCTGTGCAAGATTACAGTTTCTTTTTCTTTTAGATTGCAGTGATACTCCACGAGAGTATCATCCCACTGATATGCTCTTTTGTATTTTTTCACTTTTTTAAGTCTAAAAGATGTAATATTTCTTTTTAACAATTCATTTAATAGTTCTATCTCGTTAATTGTATGATTAATATCTTCTACAATTAGCCCACGTTGATTATCATTGTAATCAACATTTCTTTTACATCTTTCACATTCCTCTGTGTATGCACCAAATGCCTCTTCACACTCTTCATAAGTGTAAAGAGGGTCATACGCTTCATACTCCTCTTCAAGATATTTAAGAGCTTCTTGGAGGTCTTTAATTTTTCTTCTAATTAAATTTTTATTTATAACTACCTCTTCTTTTTCTTCTTTTTTTAAAGGGATTTCTAATCTATAATTATCATAAAGTTCTTTAAAGTTGATTTTAGTTAAAATATCCATATTTTCTCCTTTGTTTTTTGTTTTTGTTTTACACTTAGAATTATAAAACATTTTTTACTTTATGTCAAGAGTTTTTTACAAAAAATAAAAAATTCTTTGAAATTACAAAAGAAAAGAGGTTTTTGTAGATTTGTTTTTAACTAATTTTAATATTAAAAGCTAAGAATAAAGAAGTTGTAAGAAATCGTTGAAGTCTTTTTGTCTGCTATTATAATACTCTTTTATAAGAGGTTTTTTAGAGCTAATTGCAAGTTTTAAATCAAACCAATTTTTTAAATCTGATTTAAAAAATTTTCTAATCGCCTCTTGTCCTCTTTTATCATTATCAAGCATAATATAAATTGTATCTATACCTTTTTTTAAAAGATAACTGATTTTATAAGAATTAAAATTAACTGCCAAACCAAAATTTGCAATAGCTTGAATATTTAATTGATAAAGACTTAAAGCGTCCATAATGCCCTCAACAAGATAAATTTCATTTTGATTTAAGTCAATTCTAGGGTAAATTAAACTTTTTAAATCCAAGCCTTTTGCATATAAATATTTTGGCTCTAAATTTTTATCATAAGCTCTTGTATTATAGCCTATACAAATATTTTCATCATTATAAAAAGGAAAAATAACCCTGTCTTTATATAAACCTCTTCTGCAAACATAAAGGTCATATTTTTTAATTGTCTGAAAATTTAACCCCCGCCATTTTTTAGGTAACTCTTCATTTCTTGGAGGTAAAACAAAAGACTTTGTTTTTATTTGTTCTTGGTTTGTTAATTGTTGTAAAAGATTGTTGTATTTAGTTTGTTGTTGAATTTCATAGAGTTCTTCGTCGGAGAAATTAACATTATCTAACCAAAAGTTTTTATTAACTTTGTAACCGCAACCAAAACACTCACCAAAACCCGTTTCAAAATTAATCCACATACTTTCGTGTTTATCATCGTGTTCTGGGTTTAAGCAATTAACAAGGAAAAAATTATCCCCTGTTTGTTTATAATTAACTTTTAATTGTTTGAGTTTATTAATTATTAATAATTTTAAATTCATTGTTAAATCTTTCGATTATTTCTGGCGTATTTTCTTTTCTTAATTGAATATCAAATATTTCCAAATTAATTGTTTGAGTATCCAAAAAGACCTTATAATAATTAAATTTTTTTTGAATGTCTTTATCTTTTAAGAGGAAATGTATTTTTTTATAGGTATCTTTTAGCATAGGCTTGACATTATATATAGTATCAAACCAAAAATAATAAAGAGCATATTTAATAATATGCTGTCCTATTTTTTTAAGTTTTGATTGATTATTGCTTGTAGCCTCATAAATAAAAACCAAATTCCCCTTTGCTAAATGTAATAGCATATCATCTGGTACATTTAATAAAAATTTTTTGTATGCTTTTTGTTCAAATAAAGAAGATTGTAATCTACAAAAAGAAATATTGGAAATTGGATTTATAAAAATATGTCTATGCTGAAAAGCCTCTAACCCTGCTGTTAAATTAACATATTCTTTTACTATCATTTTTTATCCTTTTATTTTATATTTTGAATTTATTTAATTATTGTTTAGTAATTTACTTCATCATTGCCACATTGCTAATAAAATTTGTTTAATTGCTATTTTTAATTATTATATTATAAAATACTTATTAACATAAAATCAAAAACTTTTATTCTTCTCTAAATTAAAATAATTAAAAAGCTTTAAAAACTTAAATATTATAATTTATTTTAATTTTCTATTAATTGAATATGCAGATTGTTTTTCGCCAAAAGTCCTTTTCTTTTTGCCTTAAAAGTAAAAAATCCTTCAATTTTATTAAATAAGAGATTGTATAAATCATTAATATTTGAGTTTATCTCAGCTGTTTCAATATATTTATCAATTATACAAAAAATACCTTCTGCTTTATTTTCAATTTCTTCTTCAGTATTTCCTTTTACTTTGACATATACTTCAAATTTTGAAGTATCTTTATTGATAAAAGAAACAGGAATTTTAAATTCCCTGTAAATTGTTTTAATCATTTTTATCTCCTTGTTAATGTGAATTTACTTCTATCGTAGGTAATGGTACTTGTGTTGTAACTTTTGTTTCTACTATAGGTATAATAGTTTGAGGTCTAAAATTAACTTTGTAATAATAAGCAGGAACATTTATCTCTTTTAATTGTTCAACAAAATAAGCTGTGTTATCTGATAATCCAAAATATTCTTTAATGTAAGAGTTGTCTCCAACTTTACAAGTTACTTCTAATTGATTATCATATTTATCGTACTCTATACTACAAAACCCTTTTATCTCAAGTAAATATTTATCAGTTATACCATTAAAAAACACAATCCGTCTTAACACCTTAAAATTATCTGCCTCATAGCTAATATTATATGAGGCAGTTGTTGCCTCTCTTGAACAACCTATAAATAAGGTAGCTATTATTAATCCAAAAATTAAAGTTTTAATTTTCATTTTTATATCCTTTATTCAAATTTATTTTGCAGTTTTTATAGTCAGCTTTTACCCATTTAGCTCTTGCTTCAGGTGAAGTATCTTTTTGAAATTTACCATCTACTATTTTACCTTTTCTACTGTTAATTTCTTTCCAAGTTTCATATAGAGTGCATTTAGGGTCATAACCAAGTTTCATTAACATTCCTATACAAAATACCATAATATCGTTAATACCATCTACAATTTCTTCTTCGCTAATTCCTACATAATCATCAAATTTTTTCTTTTCTTCTTCTGATAAATTTAACATAAAGAAATCTTCAACCCATTTTTTTAAAGCAGGACGTCTCTCTTTTGTGATTTTAAACCCAGCAATTTCAAACATTTCTTCAATTATATTTGTAAATTCGTTTGTCATATTAAATTCTTGCTGGTCTAACAATCTTTCTTTCTGCCACTTTTCGATTTTATTTATTACCTTGTTCGGAATATCATCAATGTAAAATAATGTTTGATAACAAATATAAACATAGTGTTTTGTAATTCCAGCAAAATTAAAATCTTCTATATACCCTATATTGTTAAATTCTACACTAAAAATTTCGTATTCTTTTTTCACATCAACGACAATTCCATAACCATATCTACAATCCCAAACTCTATCATTTAATTTCACATTTTCAAAATAACTCATTTCAATTCTCCTTTTTGTTTTAAATACATTTTAATTTTTTGATGTTTTTCTTTGATTTGCTTATCCTCTTGTTCTGTATAGCACCTTTTAGCTCCATTTTTAAATAAAATGCAAAAACCAAGCCCTAAATCTTTGTATTTAATGCTACCATTTTCATTCCAACCAACAGGAACAGAAAAGGGTTGTAAGTTTTCAATAAGTCCTATTTCATCTAAATATATTAAATCTTTTCCTATTTGTATTGTCATTTTAACTCCTTTCTAAATGTTCAAAAATTAGTTGTTGAGGTAAGAGTTTCCAGCAAAACCAGCTTGTATTAAACCAATTACCACTACCCTTTTTAAAACCCATATGCTCTAAAAATTGTACGCGTCTATCTAATACAATTACTTCAATTCCCTGTTTTCTAAACATATTACCTCTCTTAATTCCCTCAAAAGTCGTAATAGGAAGTAAAAAAGCAAATGGTTTTCCTAATTGGTAAGCTCTTTCTAAAAATTCATCTTTCAAAGAATAAGGCGGGTTTGTCACGATAATATCGTAATCAAAGTCAGGAGTATCTTTTAAAAAATCAAAACCTTCTTTTAAATGCGTATTTACAACTTTAAAACCTTTTTCTTTTAAAACTTTTGTTATGTTACTACCGCCAAAATCAGTACATTCCCAAATTATTTTATCTTTCGGAATATATTTTAATAAAGGTTTAATTGCGTATTCAGGTGTATAAATTTCATCAAATTTTTTACTTTGTTTTAGTGCTTGTTTAACTGCCATTTTTGATTCTCCTTTGTTTTTGTCGTATTAACATTATAAAAAATTTTTTATAACTTGTCAAGCTCCTTTAAATATTTTTCAATTTCTTTTTCATTAATATTGTTTGATAAGGTTATATTTTCTTTGTAATTATAACCCAAGTCAAGCTCTGCTTCTAATTTTACAATAGGCTCTTCATATAAACTATTATTATAATTTCCTATCATACATTTAATTAAATTATCATTTACAAATTTAATTATTTTCGGGTTTAATTTTATATATAATAAAATGCTATCGTGAATTGTATTAACAATTTTCACTTCGTTTATTAAACCTGCCTCTTCAATTTTCTTTTGAAAGCAAACTATCGCATAAAGCGTTAGAATGTTTCCACTTTGAATATTAAAATTAGTTGCCACTCTTTGTGCTTTTTCTTTTATTTGACTGCTCCAACTTTTAATATCCGGTATTAATAGCCTTAACCCTGAATACCTTGAAATTAAATAACCTTGTTTTTCTGCTTGTTTAATAATACCATCTTGATATTCTTTTGTAACTTTATATAAAGTCCAATAAGCTTCATATATTTCTTTTCCAACTAAATGCTCACTTGCACCATAACTCATACCAAAAGTATAAGATTTCCCTTTTTGTCTAATTTCAGGATATTTTTTCTTAATAGAGTTTATTACATTAATTCTATATGTTTCTCTATCAATTTCCTTTTTATTTTTATAGTTAGCTGGTAATAAACTTTCACTAAAATAATCAATTTCTTCATTTTCTAATTTAACCTCATAAAATTTTGTATCAACTTCAAGTTTTTCTAATTTTTCTTTAATATCAGGCATTTCATCAGAAAAATAGTAAAAGGCATTCTGGCAATGACCCCCCACCCCTTTTAAAAATACATCTAATTTAGCAGGGTCTTTACTTGCATTTGCTATTAATCTATCTTCGCTTACCGTTACGCAGGACGCCACTCCTGCTCCACCCTTTCGGGTGGTGTCGGACTATATCATCTCCCACAGCATTACCTGTTTGGGAGGCGGGTGTTTCGACAGGTCAGTCGCTTACCTGCCTACTCTACTCGGTGGCTTTAAAAGCCCCTTTCGATAGTCTCTGCACCTTCCTATTCTCAAATAGAATAGGCTTGGCTCAGGATTGCCCTCAGCATTACCTGTTAGGGTTTCCCTGAATTAACCCGCTTTTCTATCAGAGTTTCCTCTGATAGCCCCCGTTCTATTAAGGGCTGAATAATCACTTGCACCAAGCAAAAATCCGTCAGGTGCTATAAATAATTTTTTAATTTCTTTTCCATATTTACTACCGCTTGGGATTGTTTGCATATTAATAACCCCGCTACTGCTTAACCTTCCGCTAATTGTCCCACTTTGATTAAAATTAGCAAAAATTCTATAATCATTAGGTGCAACTTCGACATACCCTTCAATCATATTTTTTAAATAAGCGGTTTTTATTTTTTCACTTGCCTGATATTCACTTATTAGGTTTAATACTTCTAATTTCTCTTTATCTGTAATTGTTTTTTTCCATTCTTCTAAAACATCATTACTAGTAGAAGGCTCTCCTGCTTTTGTAGTTTCAATAACAGGTAAATCCATAATTTCAAAAAACAAAATTTTCTTTTGTTGGCTACTACTTGGATTAAAAGGTTTTAAAAATTCTTCCCAATTTTCTTTTTTATTTTTATGTGTTTTATTATATTTCTCTCTTGCTTGTAATGCTAAAATTTTTTCAGTAGCTTTAACATAAATATTTTCTCTTAATTTTGCTAAATCTCTATCAACTATTTCTTCCATTTCTTTATAAAAAGCTTTTGTTTTTTCTAAATCAATTCTCATACCATTCATTTTCATTTTATTAAGAGCAAAGCCAATATCTCTAAACTTTCTATAAGTTTCTATAAAACCTTCTTGCTTTAACTCTTTCCATAAATCTCTAAAAATTTTATAGTTTGCCACAACGTCAATATTATTATATGTGGCAACTTTTTCAAAATCGTACTCAATCAGTTTGCTTTGGTCAATTTCTTTATCCCAATCTCCGAAATATTTAAAAGCCAACTGTTTTAGACTTAAACTTTTTCTTTCAGTGGAATTATAAAGCAAATAAGCCATAAGCAAAGTGTCGTCAATTTTAAATTGATTTATTAAAGGCTCTTGATTAACTTGAAAATTAAAATCTCTCATAATTTCGTGAATTAAAAAAGTTAAGTCAAAGCCTAAAAAGTTATGTCCTATAATTACACCTTCATAATTTTCAAAAAACTCTTTTAAATATTGTTTAATTAACTGATAATTTTCTTTACTATGGTATTGAGGGTGAATTGCAATACAAGCAGGGTTTTTATCATCTTTTGTAAAGCTGATTGTGAGAAGTCGATTTTTATACCATTCAAGCCCTGTTGTTTCAATATCGCATACAACTGCTTTTGCCTTTAAAAGTTCATTTAAATATTGTTTTGTTTCATCTGGTTGTTTTAAAAAAGAATGATTAATTTCAATATTCTCAAATTTATCTTTATATTCACCTTTTACAAAAACTTTATAAGTTTCAAAACTTAATTGAAGTTCTTTAGTCCTATTAGGGTATCTTTCAACAATAATAGGATTTAAAAAAGGTATAACATTTATTTGAGATAAGTTAAAAATCTCTTTGTTTTTTCCACTTCCAAACGTAAATTCAGCACCTTTAATAACTCTACCAAGATTATTACTGAAATTTTTATCTTTTGTAATTTCCTGATAAGTATCTGAATGTCCAATTAACCAAACATCTATACCCATAATTTGTGAATATTCAAAAACTTCATTTATGACTTCTTTTAAAACTGCTTTTTTAATTCTCCCTTTTTTAGGAACAGGTATTGATACAAAAGCAAAATCTCTTACATTTAAATTAAAAGGTTGTAAGAGTTGTTTATGTAAAAAACCATAATTTTCTTTAAAGCAAATATTATCTGGTAACCAAATAATTGCTTTTGGGTTTGCATTGTTATAGGTAAATAAATAAGCCATTTTCTCTCCTTTGGTTTAATTTAGCAATAATATTATAAAGATTTTTTTACAAAAAAGCAAGAGAATTAGAAAGATTTAAAAGAATTTATCCATTTTTGATAAGAAGTATATAAAATAGTATCTTTATGAGAGATTTTTAACTTTTGTGACCATTCTTTTTGTAACCTACAACGTCTTTCGCCTTTTTCTAAAAAACAAAAAGTAAAAAACAAAGGCTCTTTTTTATTTTTATGTTCTCTTCTTAACCTGCCTATCGTTTGTTCATAAGTTTCTTTTGTATGTGTTGCCAAATTGATAATAGTATCCATTCTATAAATACTGACACCTTTTTGTAAAATAGTTCCTCCTATTAATACTCTTAATTTTTCATTCTCAAAATCCTCTAAATATTTTTTTCTTTCCTTACTTGTAGTAGCCCGATTAATAATTTCAGCTCTTATACCTTTTTTAGCTAACAAATTCTTTAAATTTTCTTGATTTTCATTGTAAATAGAATACAAAAATACACTTCTACCTTTTTTTAACAAAAATTCAACAAAATTAATAATATCATCAAGCAAAAGTTTTGAATTATAAAGTCTTTGCCAAGCTTTTTGAGCCTCATATTTTCCACTATAAAAAATAGGCAAAGAGTGTTGAATTATTATATGTTTAACAGGTTTAATATCAGGATTGCCTCCTATGACCAAATTACTAAAATGGTCATAAATAGCCTCTGTAAGCCCATCTGAACGTGTTGGTGTAGCACTTAATCCTAATCTATATTTAGCATTAAAAGAAAGCATTGTTTTTGTTAAAGCCCCCACCGAAATTAAATGACATTCATCAACTATAATAAACCCTACTTCTTTGTTTAATCTATTAACTACATCTTTATTTAGATTTAAAAATTGAAGGGTTGAAATATAAATATCTCCTTCTTTAAATTTATTTTTATTATTTAATAAAACCACTTTAGCATTTGAATTTTGTGTAAATTCTTCATAAGTTTGCTCTGCTAAAGAAGTTTTATCTACTAAAAACAAAGTTTTAATACTTAATTGTTTTATTAAATAAATAGAACTATAAGTTTTACCTGACCCTGCTGGCGCTCTATAAAGGCAAGAACTTTCCGGAGAATTTAAAAGTAGTTTTAAAATTTTTTTAGTATCTTTTATTTGATAATCTCTTAAATTAAAATTCTTTAATTCAATATTAATTTTTTTGCCTTTTTGTCTTTCATCTATTAATTTATTAATATCTCCTTTATAACTATTAATAAATTTTTCATATTTTCTTGGAACTAACAAGCCTTCTTTTGTAGGAATAATAGTAGCTACCTTTTCTTCTTTTCTAACATCATAATAAACATATTTTTTAATATTTAAAAATTTCAGGTTATCTTTTGAAATTAGATAACCTGCTTTTAATTTTATTGACATTAAATTAATTTAAAAAATGGCGTTAGTTTGTCGAAAAGGTAAGCTCCTATCCTATATTTTCCACTATCTAATTTCTCAATAAATTCATCATACGCTTTTAACATATGATAAACTCTTTGTTTTGAACTATTTGTGTTCTTAGCAATATCTGCTATTGTAAAATAACCTTTTTCTTGCTGTATTCTTGCTCCTACTAATAAAAACAATAAATTTCTAACTGTTATATTATTAAATTCATTTTTTGACAAATTATTTAAATTTTCTAAAAAAAAATTCATTTTCTTCTCCTTTAATTTTTTCTTCATTATAACATATTTTTTACTTTAAATCCATATGTTCTTTCTAATTCACTACTTGAAACACCACTTAAAATAAGTTTTTTATCAACTTTTAAGACTCTTGAATACAAACTTTTTAAGATTTGACCGCTATATGCTTTATTATTTGCAAGTTCTGCACCAATATTATAAATAATATTAAATTCTTTTAAATTCAAATCATTAATACTTATTTCATTTTTTAAAATATCAGATTGTAACTCAGAAAAATCAAAACCTTGTACTTCACCATAAAAATTTTCAAATAAATATTTAACAATTTTTTCGATATCTTGATTAATAATTAAAATATTATTTTTAAATTTTAGTTTATTTTCAATTTTAATTAAATCAATCTCTGTTAATTCAATTTTTGCCCAACTTTTTGGAAAACCATAATAAAAATAAACAAGTTCGATTTTTTTATTCATATTTATGCCTTTTGATTATTTCCGAAATAATTTTAGAACACTCTATAATGAAATCCTCCATTTTTTCATTTTTTATAATATAATCAAAAGGCAAATTCTCCCAATCTTTTTCACTAATATGCTTATCTTCATTTTGTAAAACCCTTTTTATTTTAATAGCATAATATTCATAATCAGGATAATCATTTAATAAACTCATATACTCGTTTTTAAAACGCAAGTCTGGAATAACAACAATATCATAATTGCTTTTATTAATTTCTTCTTTTATATAATTTACAAAAATATCCTCTCCAAAGACTTCTCTTAAACTCATACCTGTGTCTTGTAACAACTCACGCATTGTTTTATTCCCAACTACTTTAAAATCTTTATTTTTCTGTTCTTCTATTGTTTCAAGAGAAAAACCCCATTGTTTAGAAATAAACATTTTTAAAGGGTAGGCAAAAGAAAATTTTTTTATTTTTAATAATGGATAATTTTCTAAAATATAATTCATCATAATATTTGCACAAGTATCTTTTCCCACACCTTTTTTACCGCTAATACTAATAATTATTTTTGGCATTATAACTCCTTAATAATCTTATTATATAAATTAGATTGAAACATTTTTATACTATCTAACATTGCAACTGCTATTTTTCTTATTTCTTCTTGTGCGTCTTTTTTTAATCTTAAATTAAAGAAATTTACTAAATTATCTTTATCCATCTGCACCCAAAATGTTGTATAAGCCCCCACGGGCTGAACTGCCCTTGCTTGTTCTGGTTTTAAACCTATTTCTAATGCTTTTTCATAAATAGTAGTTATATAATCATAAGTATCTTCAAACATTCTCTCAATATTTTGTTTATCACCGTAGTCTAAAGAATTATAATTTTCTATTTCAGGCATATAAAACTCAAAAGGCACTTTATTATTTTTTACGTATCTACGTGAATTATGAACAACAATACCGTTTGCTACATAATTATGGTCTTTGTGTTCTACTTCTAAATCATAAGTTTCCTCTTCTCCAACAAACTTTATGCTTTCTATTATTCCAAATTTAATTGTTCTTTTAGCAGTAGATACTTCTTTTTTTGTTTTTTCTCTATGACAATTTTTGCACAGGACTTGTATATTTTCATAATCAAAAGCCAATTCAGGATATTGATTAACAGGTTTTATATGGTCAAGCTCAAGCTCGTTTTTAGCACCACAATAAGCACATTTATAATTATATTTTTCTAATACTTTTTTCCTTCTAAATTCAGCATACCAATAATTAGCAACTCTGTTTCTAAAACCTCCTTTTGTTTCCAAATAATCTTTTACTAATTTTTCAGATATTTTTTTTCTAACTTCTGGTGGATGTTTCATACCATAGGCATGACTTTGTTCTCCTTTAAGCCCTTTATTCCAAACTTTTCTACATTTTAATGCTTCAAGAGGGGTATAAGTAATACCGTGTTTTCTTAACCAAACTCTAACTGTATTATAGTTTAAACCTTCGATTTTAACCCAATCTTTCAGTGAAATACCTCTTTCAGTATAATAATTCTTTTTATTTAATAGCCATTCTTTATTTCTGTATAAAGGTTGTCCATTTACAGCTATAAAATCCCCTTCTTTTAAGTTTTTAAGTCTAACCCAGCCATTTTTTGTTAAAAATTTATGCTCAAGAGAAGTTTTAATTTTATATCTTTTTTGATTTACTTGTACAGTTACCTCAAATATTTTTTTAGTTCCTGTTTTAAAAACTTCTTTTATTGGCGTATAAAAGAATTCTTTTGTTTCAAAATTATAAGACTTAACTCTTGGCAAACGACCATCAGTTCCTTTTTTATATTGCTGTTCATATAAATCCTTTATTTTTCTTTTTCCTTTTGAAGTATGTATAAGAGTGTCCCCAGATACACATAATTCTAAATAGGAGGCTCCCCTGTGACGCATAAATTGTCTTGCAACAAAAATAGGACATTTAATTTTAAATGTAGCAACCTCACTTGCGTGGTCAAGCATTAATTGTGTTAAAATTTCTTCATTTCCTTCAGCAATTTGTTCAAACGTAGGCAAATTTTCGTGTCTTAAACTCTCTCTTATCCTATCACTAAAATAAGCAGGAGTAATAAATTCAAACACACTCTCGTGTTTTAATTTTTGTAGTCTTTTATATAATTTAGCAGGGTCTTTTGCCGTTTCATTACCATAACTCGAAGTTGCTATTGTAGCAACCATTTCTTCTCTACTTTCTTGATTGAGATTACCAACCCAACCACTCCACAACTCAACAAAACCATTTTCCCATTTTGTACCAATATTATATATAGGTTTTACAAAAGAAACCATTTTAAAACATTTATTTTCCATTTGTTTTTCCTTTCAAAAATTTTAATAAGTCTTTTTTAAGTTTTTCTTTTGTAGGCTCTTTTCTAATTTTTTTAACCATTTTACTGCTTGTATGATACCTCAAAATAGAGCTTTTAGGCATCTGCAAATCTTTTACTAAACCTTCTGGAATAATTAAATCATAATAATAAACTCTTTTTTCTTCAGGTACATATAGAATTGTTCCTTTTAAATTCTTATAAGTAGTTTCAACTAACATAATCAAACTCCTTTTATTTTTTTATAAATTTCAACAAAAGCAACTTTAGCATTTAACATATTTTTATATTTTCCAACTACAACAATATTTTTATTATACTCTTTAATTATAGCATAGTTTCCTCCTATTTCTGTAATTAAATACTTCTCCATTTCTTTGCTTTTTAGGGCCTCTACATATTTTTTATTAATATATTTCTTATTTAATTTTTCTTTTTTAAAAAATTTAACTAAATTAAACATTAACCACTCCTTTATAAAATTATTCCTGTGTCATCAAAACGCATATAATGAAAATTTGTTTCAGCAACATAAACATTTTTTTGAGCATTTCTTGCTTTTATTGTAAAAATTCTTGCAACTTTATTATCAAAATCATCTTTATTTTGATAAATAAACAACAACACAGTAGCACTAAATTCAAGTTCTCTACTCCCTCTTGTTGTAATTGAAATTCTATTATCTTTTTCTTTTACATCAGTTAAATTAACTTGTGTCGGAGCTATTATTACAATACCAAGCTCTCTTGTTAATCTATGCAACCTTTTAACAAAACTGCTCAAACTTTTCCATTCTTCTTTTGATGTGGGCATTTCTACTAAATTAAGATAATCAATACCAAAAACTTTAAAACCTTCTTTTGCTCTAATTCTAATTTCTCTTTCTAATTCATAAACATCATAAGGCTGGTCATTTACAAAAAATTTATTTTCTCTATCAAAAAATTCTTTTTTCCATTGTTTAATTTTTTCAACATAAGCAGGGTTTCCATAAACCTCTTTAAAATATTCTCGATTTTCACAACAATACATTCTCGCTATTGTTTCATCATTACCAAGCTCTAGATTAAATAAACAAACATTTTCGCCTTGTTTATAAGAATATAATAATTGCTGAAGAGTAAAAATGGATTTACCTCCTCCTGATAAACCACCAATAATTGAAAGACCACCAAACATTAAATTTTTATCTTTCATTGATTTTATAAAAGGCTCAATTAATTTAATATTAACAGGATTATAATCTGCGTCTTTTACATCTGTTGTCAATTTTGTGACAACTGAAAGCTCTTCCTCAATTTTTTTAATTAAATTAACAGCAGTCTTATCTTTTTCTTTTAATTTATAAACCAATGTTTCAATATATTTATCAATAACATTTAATTGATAACTTTCAATTAAAATTTCTAACAAACCATTTTTATCGATATCATTAACATCTATATCTTCAAAACTTTCTAACAAACTAATATAATTTAATTCATCTTTTTCTTTAACTTTTAATTTTATATAATCTTTTAATAAACTAAAAGAAGGTAAAAAACCCTTTTCTTTTTCAAAACTATCAATAAAAAAGTATATATCTTTTAATCGTGTTATAAACATATCTGGCTTTAATCTACGAAAAAAAGATAAATCCTTTTTTTTCAAAACATAGGCTAATGCTATTCTTTGTGTTGTATTAGTATTAATCATATTGTAACCTTTCAACTTTAACACCATTTTCTTTTAAAAATTCTAAACCACTTGTATCTCTATATTCTTCTTTATAAACCACTCTTTTAATCCCTGCTTGTATAATATGTTTTGCACAATTATGACAAGGAGATAAGGTAACATATAAAGTTGTATTCTTTGTTGGCAAACCATTTTTAGCACAAAATAAAATAGCATTTAGCTCTGCGTGTATTACTATATCGTGGTTAGTTTTAAGTTCTTTTTTAATTTCAAAATCACCAACAAGCCTATAATTATCTGAATTATCATTTGCAAAGTCAATAATACCAACTTTTTTTCTACATTTTGAACAAAATACTTTTTTCTCTTCTTTATTTTCTATAAGTTCTGCACCGCAACATTTACTTACTAAAACCTCTTGTTCCTTTTCACAATCATATTTATATGGAACAATAATATACCCTTTGCCAAAACAACAAGCGCACTCATATTTAAACTCATAACCTGTACCTCCACAACAATTACAAATTTCTTTAATTTTTTTAGAATATCCTGTTGGTGTTCCATTGTAACCCACACTAATAATTCTACCTTCTTTTGCTATAACTGCCCCTACTTTTGCTCTAATACATTTACTTTGTTCAGCCCAAACTTCTGCTGTTTTCATCATTACAATATCGTATTTCTTCATCTTATTGCTCCCTAATTTTTTGTTTCAGACAATCTTTTAAACAATCTAATTTAGTTCCTGTTGGTAATTGTTTTAACATATTATTATAATAAAATTCTGCAAGTTCCTCGTAAGAATTTATTTGAGAAGAAACCCAACAAATTTTATATATTTTAATAAATCCAAACAATTTTTTGTAAATATAATATTTATATGGCTGAAAAACTCTATCAAACAATTTTACTTCGTCATTTACAGAGGGTTTAAATAAAGAGTGGGTTGCAAACATACAACCCAAACCACACTCAAAATAATAATCTTTGCTATCTTTTTCTACTACTATTTTTACTTTTTCAAAAGACATTTTAACTCCTTTCTAAACTTAGTAAGACTTTTTCAATAGCTTCACCAAAAGTTAAAGTTGAATATTGATTTTTAATATTTAATAAATTACTTATCCTTTTTGGTTGTAAATTATAAGCTCTTTTGATTTTTATTTTATCATATTGTAAGCCAAAACCACAAACCACACAACCTGTCCTCTTTTCTGTCTCATACGCTTTTGAGATTTTAACATTATACTTATTTATATAATCCCAAATATCTTTTTCTGTCCAAAAGTAAATAGGATAAACTTTATAATCGTGTTTGTAACCATTTTTTAAAATACTTTGCAACCTTAAATTACTTTCTTCTGTCATTAACCCTATAAAACTAACCTCTTTTGTCTTATTTTGATAAATTTTAAAAGGATTTTTCTTTAAAACATTACAACAATAATTAGTTAAAACAATTCTATCATTAATTTTTAAACCTAATTCTTTTCGTTTTTCTACTATAACATCAAAATAATATTCTTCTTTATTTTTTAAGATTTTATACCAATTTTCTTTTTTTACTAATTCTTTTGGTGGGTTAAAATAATGTTTTGCAACTTCCTCGTCTAAAAGCCATAACCATTTGTTTGAAAATTTATATTTATTCTTTCCAAAAAAACTCATTGAATACACACTTTTTAAATATTTATTATCCCTAAATTGTTTCATTATTTGTTTTTGTAATTCACTTATTTCTTTACTAACAAGAGGGTAACCTTCTGTTTTTAAAATTTGACTAAAACTTTTTTTAGGTTTTAACCAAACTACATTTTCTGTTTCTTTTACAAATTTTATTATTTCTTTATGCTCATTTGTAGTATTAAAAAATACTGCTTTTACTTCAGGATACAAACTTCTAACTAAATGTAAAACTACTGTACTATCTTTACCACCACTAAAACTCACATTTACATTTCTATTATTTTCTTGATAAACCTCTTTTATAATTTGTTTTGATATTTCTATTTTTTCTTCTAATGGTAAATTTTTTAATTGTTCTAATTCTTGATATGTCATTTTGCTTCCTTTAGTCTAAACTTAAAATAAATTGTTTAATTTCCATAGTACATTAATTTAATTAAATATTCAGCTCTATTTTTAGTTTGTCTATACCATAAACTCTTTTTCATTCTATTAGACAAACCCTTTGTTGTTAAAAATTTACTCATTTCATTTCCTTTTAAATTTATGATTTTTAAAAATTATAAATAAAAAAGAAGAGATTGTCAAGAATTTTTTATAAGCTATTTAAAAAATTCAAATAATCAATTCCTCTTTCAATATCAAGAAATATTTTTATTCTATCAAAAGAATTATCAGAAGGATTAATGACAGCAAGGACAGCAGGAGTTATATTTGTATCGTGTGTCATAAATTTTTTTCCATATTCATCAAACCTTTTGTAGCTACCTACTACAAAACAATGACTTATTTTGTTATCTGGCTGGACATACATTTGATAACCAAATTGATGTGTATGCCCCATACAAATGATATCATCAGGTTTATTAAAAATTGCTTGTTTAACTAATGGAAATGCCGGATTATATTGACTTCTTCCAGTAAAACTATGACGCATTCTAATTGTAATATTTGTTTCATTTGGAAATTGTAAATTTAGTCTAATATCCTCTGAAACAATACAATCATCACCTAAAACTTCCCTAAAATAAACTTCAAACAAATTCCAAACATCGTGATTTCCTAAAACACACGCTAAAATGTGTAAATCATCAAAATAATGTTTTAATAAAGCAAATGCCTCTTCTTGTGTTATAGAATGTTTTGCAAACAATTTTGAGAGATAACCAACCCAATTATCCAAATAATCACCAAGACCAATTATAAAAACATTTTCGTTTTTTCTTGCTAATTCTAAATGTTTTTCAAATAGCTCTAAGTCAGTTGATTGATTATCTAAATGTGGGTCACCCATAAATAAAATTGCAATTGCTTTTTCTTCTTTAAATTTTATAGGAACATTAGAAAAATATTGGTCTTTTCTTCTTTCATATTCAAAAATCTCTTTTCTAACTTTTATAATATCATCAACTTCTCTTTTTAATTGAGGAGGTTTAACTTGTTCATATTTTGCCTTTTTCCTCCAAGTATAATAAGTTCTTTCAGCTATACCTATTTCTGATAAAATTTCATCTCTTTCCTTACCTTGTTCTAACAACTCACAAAATTTGTTAAATTTCTCATAATCAAACTTAGCCATTTTAATTCCTTTCATTGATTAAATTTTAATGGTAATTTAAATTGATATCCTTTTGGTAACAAACTATCGTCTCTTACAAACTTAACATTTTTACCTCCTATTCCATAAAGTTTATATTTTTCAACTTCAGTTTCAAAATAAGGATTTTTTATAAAATCAAAATATTCAATAAATTCTTTATCAATATTATACTCTGCAACTTCATAAAACCTTTTATAACACATAGGACATAATTGTTTTTTAAATTTAGAAAAATAATCCCCACAACAAACACATTTTCTAAAAATACCCACTTGTAAATCATTTAATTGTCTAAAAATTTCTTGTCTATTAAAATAATAAATATTTTCTTGAACATATAAATGTTCTAAACCAAAACTTACAATATCTTCTGTAATTTTATATTTTATTTTTTTACCATTTTCTAATATAAAACCAACAGGTAATAAATTTTCGTCAAACCAATAATCAATAATTTTTTTATAAGTTTTTCTTGTTTTTAAAGAAATAGTTTTTATATTCTCCCCATCAATTATTAGATGTTTTTTAACTAAATTCTTACCTAAAGCTTTAAACTCATAAAAAGTATTTATCTCTTTAACAGTTGGATATTTTATATCAAAACTTTGTTGTTTTTTAAATCTAAAATTCTTTATTTTTTTACCTTCATTAATTAAAAATAAAGGAACAAAAATATTTTTATCAAAAATAAAACAAAAATATAAATCATTTTTAAACTTAAAATAATCTTTTAAAAAATTAATTATAAATTTATTTTTAATATTTGTTTTAATTTTGTTGCCTTTTTTAACAAAATTAAAAATTTTATAATAAGTTACTTTTTTAGGTAATAAATAAAAATTAAAAGGATAATTTATTTTATCATCAATACCTGTAATTAGATTAATCTTATAATCTTTAAGTTCAACATCCTCAATTTTCAGTGATGTATATAATTCTTCTTTAGTGTATAATTTTTTTAAAACACTAAAAATAAAATCCTCCCCTACATTAAGAAACTTCCCGCTTAAAAATAACTTTATAATCCAAACTATTTTTCTATTTATAGATTTTGAGTAATCCCGTAATGAAATTAAATCTCCTTGCTCTATATAATTTAAAATAACACTTAAAGCAGTGAGTAAATCTCCTCCTTCAATTTGGCTACCCTCTCTTAAAAAACTTAAAAAATTCTTATTTTTTGGAGCTAAAGTATAATAAGCAGAAACTAAAAGTTCTATTTCATTTTTAAAATTATTATAAACAATTAAAAAATTTCTTTGTCTGTTATAATAACTTTTTTCAAAATAAAAATTATTAATTAAATTAAAAAGAATTGTAATATTTTTCGACTTCATTTACACTAACCTTTTTAATTTCACCTTTAACTATATAATTTTTTAAAAAAATAACACATTTTACTATTATAAATTTGACTAAATTTACATTTAAATCTACCTCATTTGCTATTTTAATCAGACCTTTATTTTTTATAAAATATAAAAACAAAATATATAATTCTAAATTAGTAAAATAACTTTTCATAACCTCTTTAATTTCTTCTTGTAATAAATAATTTTCAATTTTTTCCTCAAAATCATAATCTGTATGAAAAGACTCATAATCCTCTGGTGTTGCTGTGAGCCAACTCTCTTTATCTTTTAAACTTTTTTTAATAGCCCCATATTTATTAAGGCTATTCTTTGCAACCCAATCAAGCATTCTACCATATATTTTTTTATACGCAAAACCCATAAAGTAATCATTTTTATCTTCATCATACTTCTCTTTTGCCATTAAATAACCTAAAACCCCTTCTTGTATTAAATCCTCTAATTCAATTCCTGTAAAACTTTTTTTATAAACTTTATAAGCTAAACCTTCAATATGTTTATAATCTTTATCAGGTATATTATATTTATTTGACATCTAAAATCCTTTGTTTTGTTATTTCACAATATTTTTCTTCTAACTCAATTCCTACCCATCTTCTATTTAATTTTTCACAAGCCACAAGAGTTGTTCCACTTCCTATAAAACAATCTAACACAATATCATTTTCATTTGAATGTTTTGTTAATATATATTCAATTAATTCTAATGGTTTTTCATTCTGATGTTTTTGTTTTTTACCACTAACTCTATTAAAATTCCACACATCAGTATCACGCCTACCATTAAAAAATGCTCTACCTTTGTTCGCATACATAATAATTTCATATTGTTGTCCATATTGAGCCTTTAAATCTCCAGCAGTCCAATTATTTTTAACCCAGATTATTTGATTTTTTAATTTATAATATTTTTCAATTTTCTGTTTGAAAAAATCAATAGTTTTCCAAGATGTAAAACAATAAAATGCTCTATTATTTTTTAATATATTATAACTATATTTTACAAACTCGGCAATTAGTTTGTGATTATTATCATTTTGTATTGGTCTGCAGAATTGATGATTTTTATTTTTTCTACGATTTGTTTTATAATTAATTAAATAAGGGGGGTCAGTAAGTATTAAATCAACACTTTCTTTTGAAAAGTTTTTCATTATCTCCAAACAATCACCCTTATACAAAATACCATTTTCAGTTTCAAAATATCTATTTTCTTTTGGAAAGCTATCTTTCCAACTCATTTTAACTCCTTAACTTCTAAACTTGAAATTCCATTTTCTTTTACAATAGTAAATAAATAATCTGCAAAAGTTTCTTCAATTTCATTATGATGAGTAATAATAAAAATAGCTTTATCTTGTTTTAAATAATTTAAAACATTTTTCATAAATTCTATACCCTCATCATCTAAAACACCAAGCAACTCATCAATTACAAGAAAATTAATATTAATACCTATTAACTCTTCTAACGTTTTAATAGTAGCTAATAATAATAAAAGACTAACTCTTGTTTTTTCACCAGAACTTAATTGATAAAAGGTCTTTTTAACTCCTTTATCAACAAATTTATAATCAAGACTACCTTTATTTATTTTAATTTCAAAATCAAATTCAAAAGCACTTTTATTTTTAAAAAATTCTATATTAAGTTTTAAAAGACGGACATAATCTTTTAAAAATTCATTCATAATAATACCTTTTTTAAATAAACTTAAAACTTCTTTATAAATATCAATTTTTTTAGTCAAATATAATCTTTTTTCTTTTAATTGCTCTAATTTTTCTTTTAGTTTATCTAAATTTTCTTCAAGTTGTTTTTTTAATTCTTTTTGTTTAACATATTCATCTCTTTTTACTTTTAACTTTTCAATTTGTAATAAAATACTTTTTTTCTTTTT